AGGAACGCGCTTATATTGATCGTTGGATTAACGAGTATGAATTTGTGGACGTTATGCGTATGCTTGCTGGCGATATTCAAGGACCATACACTTGGTGGAGTCAACGAGGTAAAGCTTTTGATAATAACGTTGGATGGAGATTAGACTATCAGTTTGCAACACCTGAAATTGCAGAAACTGCATGCGGATTCGTAATTGATCGTGCTCAAAGCTACGATTCTCGCTGGTCTGACCATGCTGCTTTAAACATAAAATATAATGTGTGATTTTGCTTTGCTTGTGATAGGCTGGTGAAGTTGAGTAAAAATAGCCATTAGAAATATGTAAAGTATTCATCGAAAAATGGCAATTAGAGCTTATTAAGAAGAATCCATTAGAAAAGAGGAGCCATGGGATGGTTTAAATCCAAGCGCAAGTCGAAAGCTGCCAAAGATGATGCTGAGAATCTTGCAGAATTTCAATCCCAAAATTCCGCTCTAAGCGATCTGACTGCAGGCGGATATGATGCAGACACGTACTTAGGACGCGGAAGTCTTAGAGGTCCATGGGACATGTCTGATGAGAAACTACCTAATTTAGGTACTTATGTTGATTTCGGCTCCATATATATACCATATTTACAAGGTATAGAGTTGCGAGTAAAAAAGCAGCGTGAAACTGGTCAAGTTCTTGGCATAACTGTTACATATAAATCTTCTAGCATTGAGGTTGAAGCATTTGCAGCTCCTAAAACAGAAGGAATATGGAGTGAAGTTCGTGCGGATTTGCTTAAGGGAAACTCTAATGCTAGGGAAGCGAATGGAGTTTTTGGCAAGGAACTCATACTTCCAGTCAAGGTTGACGATAAGACAGTGGAAACTAGAATTGTTGGTGTGGATGGTCCGCGTTGGATGCTTCGCGGAGTGTTCTCTGGGAGTGCTGCTTTAGAGTCGCAAAAAACAAGCGAAGAGACTGTGCTTCTTAACAAGTGGTTTAGTGATATTGTTATAGACCGCGGAACAGAGCCACTTGCTCCTAGAGATATGATTCCAATGCACGATTTGGTTGCTCCAAGTAATGCAGGTAAAGATGTTTCTGCTGGTTCTGATGATTCTGAAGAAAATCTAGGTCGTCCAAAGGGTCCACTTGGTGCAGATCAGCAAGTAGAAGTCAAAACCACGCTAACTCGTGGACCAATGTTTTCTGAAATCAGATAGTTAAGAGTCGATAGTTAAGAGTCGATAGTAAAAGTCAGGCAGCAAAGGATATTGTCTTGGAAAAAGATTCGCGCGGCAAAAAACGCTCAGGATTAGCCTCTTTGGCTTCTATTGGATCTGAAGGAAACACGTTTTCTGTTATTGACTCCCTTGGAGGAGTTCGAGGCGTAATTGAATCCATGCTGCCAGGCTTGCTGTTTGTTATTTGCTTTGTTGTAACGCGAAACGTACAAACAACGGTTATTGCGTCTGCAGCTCTTGCAGTTTTGCAAGTTGTAGCTAGACTTATTCAACGCCAGTCGATTATGGGTGCTCTAAGTGGGTTGGTTTCTGTAGGGATTTGCCTTATTTGGGTGTGGACGAGTCATCAAGCTCGCGACTACTACATGATGGGCTTTATTACAAACGCTGTGTATGGTGCGCTTCTTGCGATTTCGCTGATTGTGCGCGTGCCAGCGCTTGGGCTTGTGATTGAATCGATTCGCAAAATGCCTACGGAAAATTTTGGCGCGTGGCTGCACGAATGGCTTGATTATAAGCCGCTTAAGCGTGCATACATGTATGTTACTGGATTGTGGATTGGTGTTTTTGCGCTGAGGCTTGTTTTGCAAGTGCCATTATATTTGACGAATCACGTTGTGTGGCTTGGTACAGTTCGATTGCTTATGGGATTGCCATTCTGGGCGCTCGCTATTTGGGTTTCTTACTTGATTATTGCAACGCCGTTTATGCGTCTTCATCATAAAAATCGCGAAGAAAATTATCGTGACGAAAAGCAGATTGACGAAGATAAAAACGATGTAAATTCAAGTGAAGTAAAATCAGCTTAACAAAAATCAGCGTTAGCGAATCGGCTTAACAAAACGCAAAACTAAGGGGTAGTTTATGCAAGTGACGATGCGAATCGAGCGATATGCGGATCAAGGAAGATGCGTAGGTCATCTTGACGGACGCGTTGTATTCGTGCGATTTGCGCTGCCTGGTGAGCTGGTTGTTGTGCGCATGGATGAGCCGATGCGTGCAAAAGCGCACTTTTTCACTGGCGAAGTTGTAGAAGTTTTAGAGCCTAGCGCTGATCGTGTAGAGCCGCAATGGAAACTCGCTGGTCCTTTGGCTCAGGGTGGCGGAGTTGGTGGCGCGGATTTAATTCATGTTTCTTTGCCTGGGCAGATTCGTTGGAAGGCGTCCGTAATTGCCAATCAATTCCAGCGTTTAGCGCATATGGATATTGCGGATAGCGATATTACTGTTGAGCGCATGCCGGGGGATGAGGAGCTTAACGGGTTTAATTGGCGTACGCGCATGGAGTTGGTTGCGGATGATGAAGGGCGATTGTCTATGCGTAAGCGCGAGTCGCATGATCGCATTGCGATTGATACTATGCCACTTGCGTCGCGCGCGGTTTTGGCTGTTGCGGATTCTTTGGACTTGTGGAATCGTTCTTTCTCGCCAAATGCGCAAATTCGTCTTGCTGTTCCAGAGCCTAGAGTTGATGGTTTTGATTTTAATGATAAGGCTGCGCTTCTTAGTGCGATTGGCGAAAATTATGCGCTTATAGTAAATGATGAGTTGGTTGCAGGATCGGCATTGTTGAGTGAGCGTGTACGCGTTGCTGTTGATGGAGATTCATCGCGTATGCGTACTTTTGATTACGATGTTGACGCCCGCGGTTTTTGGCAGATTCATCGCGCAGCTCCAGAGCATTTGGTGAACTACGTTTTGGGATTAGTTCGTTCTGCGCTTGGTGGTCGTACTAAGAATACGGTTTTGTGGGATTTGTATTCTGGATCGGGTTTGTTTACGATTCCGCTTGCGACTTTGGCTAATGTTGGAGGAGATTCTTCTAGTGCTGTGGGTGCTCTTGGTACTACTGGCACTTTTGGTTCTGCAGAGCCAGCGCGCGTGCTTAGTATTGAGGGTGCGCCGATTGCTGTAAAGAACGCAAGGCGAAACATTGGGCGCGCAGGGCTTAGCAGAGATATTGTTGAAGCGCTTGAAGGGGATGTTGCGCAAACGCTTGAATCGCAGGTGTTTAAGGCGAGTAAATCGTCTAAAATTGTGCGCCGATTTGCGCATCCAGATGTTGTTGTGTTGGATCCTCCGCGCGCTGGTGCTAAAGCTCAAGTTTGTAAGCAGATTGCGAAGTCTGGAGCAAGAGCTGTTGTGTACGTTGCCTGCGATCCGACTAGTCTTGCTCGCGATGTCGGCACGTTTAGAGAGCTTGGATACAGCGTTCAGTCTTTGCGCGCGTTCGACTTATATCCGGAAACTCATCACGTCGAGAGTGTCGTATTGATGTCTAGGGCTGATTAGGTGGGTGCATTTTTGCCCTTATGTAGCAGGGGTTTGCGAGGGCTATCGTTAAAAGGTTTAATGCGAAGTGGCTTCAAGCTGGGTTCTCGCGGTTTTTGAGTGTGATTTTGCTGTTTGAGGGAAGATATCAACGCTCTAGGGTTGAGTGCACAGGATGTTAACGTTAAAAAGTGCACACACTTTGCACCCACCCTGTGAAGTGGGGATATACAGTATTACAAGCATAATATAGTAAGAAATAATATGATGCTCTAAATCAAAGTTTCAGAGTACAGAGCAATAGTTTCAGTGTTCAAAAGCAAAGCTTCATTGTATACAACACGTAATGAAGCTAGATGGGAGCGTAATGAAAATAGACGAGTAAAAATAACAAATATACAATATATAAAGGCTAGTCAATATAGATTTTTTCTTGTATAATTAGCACAAGAAAAATTAGCATAAAAGGTTGACAAGCCATGAAAAGACTGACAAAATCCTTGACAGACAGACAGACAGACAGACAGACAGACAGACAGACAGACAGACAGACAGACAGACAGACAGACAGACAGACAGACAGTGTAGTTCTGTCTTTTTTCACGTAGACTTTTTTAATTGGCAGAAATATATACCTGATGGATAGGTATGTGTTTCTGCCTATTTTTATGCAATTTTTCAAAACAATAAAAAGAACATTATTAGATTGATAAGGAGGAAAATATGAAAACATTAGTAAAAAAGACGATGGGTCTATTGATGGCAACATTAGTAGCATTTGGTGTAATGGCCGGAACTACGCAAGCGTTTGCGGCTGAAGGACAACTTGTATATAAAGTTGATAGTCAATTAAACGTAAGCGGATCCTTTTTCTTAAAGAAAATTACAGGAACCGTTGATGTGAGTAAGACTGTAACTGCATCTCCCGTCACGCCAATTGAAGGGCAAAAAGACTCTTATACAGGTACTATAAGCGCAAGCGTGGAAGCTGCTGACCTTTTTGAAGGAGCCTACAAAGTATATGAGAAAGAAATAAAAGGACAAGGTTTTGGACCTTGGAAATTTGAAAATATAATCATGTCTAGTGAAGGTGAAAAGTTCCCTATTGCTCAGTATACGGTAAAATTCCCTTCTAACTTCCACGTTGATAAGACGGGAATTAAAGCTACGGAAAATTCATCTGCTATCAGTGGCATTGAGGCTGAATATGTAGAAAAGGATAATTCAGTTGTTATCACCATTCAATTAGGAAATTGGAATGATTATCAAGAATTCTTTAAGCTTGTAGAAAGTGAACGTAATCAAACTGGGCACGAAATTAACGTAAATATCCCATATACCGTAGAAGGAAAAGAAGAATTACTTGGAACTATAACTGGTTCAGGAATTTGTCAATTATACAAATTTGGCAATCACCCAGTTAGTGATCCAATCGTTAACATCACCTCCCCATTAAAGTCACTTGAAATCAAGAGACCGTAGGAGGCTTTGTATGAAATTACTAAAAAATATGGCTGTAACGATAGTATCAGCCACATTGATTGCATCAACAGCATTTGTGTCACCAGTGTTTGCTGCGGATAAGAGCGAACCGCTTCCATATTTAATTAAGGATTTGTTGGCTGCTCCGTCTGAATATTTGACCGATAGTGCACTAAAGAATACGTATTGGGTTGATGTGGAAAAGAAAGAGATAACCGATGGTTTTACAGGGAAAACTTATTATGGGGTATTCCCTAAGTATTTAACCTCTCCAAGTAAAACAGCGATTGCTGATTTTCCATTTAACTCTTTAGACGGCATGACTAGTACTCCAAATGCGGGGATAGTGAATAGCTCTAATACGTATTGGTTCTTGCCTGGGATGAATTTTGAAGAAAGATATGGTTATCTCGCAGGGCAAGATACGGCAGAAGGAGATACAAAACCAGGACAACATCCTACAAGCCCTATCGAAAAGCGTGTCAACCCATTTGGCTTTGGGAAAAATGATTTATTAACTCAAGATGAAATTAAAAATCCAGTTGATAAACTTAAAGTATACGGTGATCTAAAGCTCAAGGATGCAACGGATTCCAAAGCGGTTGGTGAACTACAGCCTGGGGATCAACTGAATCTTGATTTTTCAGTTAGTATCCCATGGTTTAAGCGTTATCTCAATGGTTGGACGCTAAACTATACAAGAGTTGGTGGTATGAATGACTCTGATGTTGAGAAATTCCACAATAGCTACGGTAAGGTTGATGCAGGATTTGCTTTTACGTTAGATATTCCAGATGGTGTAGAAGTAGCTAAGGATGTGTCTGCTAAAGTTAGTGGGCTTCAGGGGTTTTCAGCTAATGTAACCAAGACAACTAATGGTAAAACACTCATTGTTACATTGAAGAAAGATAATCCTGGAACAACTCAGAAATGGCAAGACATTATTAAAGAAGTTAAAAATGTAGATACCAGCAATATCGTGATTTCAGTAACTGGTCTATCTGTGAAAAAGACAGCTACTGAAGGTACAAAATATAGAATTCGTGGAACGGTATCCGGTTTCTATGATTTCGCCAATTCTTCCACAGAGAATTTTGTGAAAGCAACCACTGCAAGAGATAATAACTGTGCTAATCGCAATTATTTCTTTTTTGCAGCTGAACAGGATTCTAAAGGGTTAGATGCGAACGGAGAAGAAAATAAGTCTAAACAAATCTCTTATTCCTTCCAAGTGAAGAAGCCTGCTCAAAGCACGGTTACATTCAAGGACGGCGATAAGACGCATGCAACAGTAAAGGTAGAAACTGGTATGGCTATTGATACTGATGCGTTGCCTAATGAGTCTATGCCTGCTAATCCAACGAAGGCTGGTTGTACCTTCAAGGAATGGAATACAAAGGAAAACGGTAAGGGTGAGACGTTTACTGGAGCAAGCAAAGTTAATAGCGATATGACTGTGTATGCTATTTACACGAAAGATTCTGTGCCGACACCGGATCCGATTCCGAATCCTCCGGCACCAAATCCGGATCCAACTCCAAACCCACCTACACCGACACCGGATCCAGTGCCTAATCCACCGACTCCGGAACTTAAACCAAATCCTCAGACACCAGCTCCTCAGCCGCAGCCTGAAAAGCATATTGGCATGATTCCTAAGACGGGTGAATCAGCATCATTTGCAGGATTGCTTGCAGCTATAGGTTTCTCGATTGCTGGACTTGCAATTCTTCGTAAGAAGAAAATGATGGAAGAAAACAATAAGTAAGCACGCTTGTTTTAAGTAACGAGCGTTGCTTATTAGAAGATGGCTCTAGCGATATGTTAGAGCCATCTTTTTTTAATGTTTCAAAGCTAAAACGTTATATTAAATAGGCAGCATAATAAGACAAAACAATATAGCATATCGGCTAGCTGCGGACGTGCTCTTTGCTGTTAAAGGGCTTATTTGTCACATATAATTAAGATAATGGATTTTTTACTTAGTTATTAGTAAAACAAAGGGGTGATTTTATGAAAGCTTATAGCAGCAAAGAAGAACTGAAATCAGAGATAAAGAAAACTTTCGAGAAGTACATTTCTGAATTTGATGTGATTCCAGAGATATTAAAAGATAAGCGTGTGGATGAAGTCGATCGCACTCCAGCAGAAAATCTTGCCTATCAAGTCGGCTGGACGACCTTGCTTCTGCAATGGGAACAAGAGGAGCAAAATGGGCGGAAGGTAGATACTCCGTCTGATCAATTTAAGTGGAATCAACTGGGTGAACTATACCAGTGGTTTACTGATACCTATGCTCACTTGTCGTTAGAAGAATTAAAAGCGAGACTAAAAGAAAATATTACGTCAATCTACATGATGATTGATTCCTTAAGTGAGGCGGAATTGTTCAAGCCACATATGAGGGTCTGGGCGGATGAAGCGACCAAAACAGCAGTATGGGAAGTGTATAAGTTTATTCACGTGAATACCGTTGCACCTTTTGGAACATTCAGAACCAAGATCAGGAAATGGAAAAAGGTGGCAATGTAGGAAAGGAATCAGCATAAAAATTAGGTCCCCAACGTGGATAGTCAGTATGGTTAAGGCGGTATCAATACCGTCTTTTTTGATGGATAAAATAAGGTTTCAGAGTTCAAAGTTAAAGTTTCAGAGTATAGATCAATAGTTTCAGAGTTCAAGGGCAAGGTTTCATTGTATCCAACACGTAATGAAAATAGATATGACTTTACAGAAAATGATACAAAGTTTGGTGGTTGTTGCTTAAAAGAACACTGTAAATAAGGGCTTATTGTAGGCTGACTAAGCAGAAGAACGTGAATGAAAGTCCGGCGTGAACTTACGCTAGACTTTTTCTTTTTTAGGTATATGTTCTTGATTTAGTGAGTATGTATTATAGCTAGTTTAATAGAACTTATGCATGAGAATGTACTATGTTTTAGATTTAGTACGGTAGTTTTGATGCTAAGAAAACAATAGGAATTCATATGCGTTGCTTAAAAGTTAGGTTGATTTTAGTCTAAAATTAGGCTAAAATTAACCTAGTAAAGGAGAAGACTATGACAGAAGAATTTATATATTTAGACACATATGTTTTACAGCAAGATATGAGAATAAGACTACCTAAGACGATTTTATCAAACTTAAATATCGAAAAAGGAAAGACAAAATTTGATATCTACTTAGATTCTAATAGTAAATGTCTAGTGCTAAAAGTGAATGGTAAGGAGTCAACTAAGTGAAACCGATAAAAGCAGTCTCTCTTTTTAGTGGTGCTGGCGGAATGGATGTTGGATTTGAAAATGCTGGTGTATCTGTAGTTTTTGCCAATGAACTTGTAAAAGAAGCAAGTGAAACATACCGCATCAACCACCCTGAAACAAAATTAGTGAATGACGATATAAATAATATAATGGATTGTTTCACTCAATATTATGGTGTAGATCTCGTATTCGGCGGTCCTCCATGTCAAGGATTTTCTGTTGCTGGTAAAATGAATCCAGACGACGATCGAAGCAAGTTGATTTTCAGTTTCCTTAAAGTTGTTAGTATTGTACAGCCTCGAATGTTTATCATGGAGAATGTCAAGGCGTTGGGCAAATTAGAAAAATGGAAGTCTGTTAGAGAGAGATTTTTAGATGAAGCAAGATCCATCGGATATAATTGTGAAATATATTTATTGAATGCAACTGAGTATGGCGTACCACAAAAAAGAGAACGGGTGTTTTTTATAGGTTTGAAGGGTTGTGATGATAAAACTTTTGGTGCTACTATGCACCAACTTTTGCATAGTCAGATAAATGCTGCTCCATGCGTTAGAGAAGTGTTAAAAGATTTAGGAAGGGCGGGTACCGAACGTAATCCAAATACCTGTACAGCTAAAATTACATTTGCAACAAATCCAATTATGAGAAAATCTCCATACGCTGGAATGTATTTTAATGGACAAGGAAGACCAATAAATGTTGATGAGTATGCTAATACGCTACCCGCATCTATGGGCGGTAATAAGACTCCATTTGTTGATGAAGAGTACTTGTATGGAAATGCAAATCAGGATTGGGTAACACAATATCACAAATCTCTAGAAAACAGCAGTACTAAACCAAAGTTTCAGGAAGCACCTAAGCGGTTACGGCGTATCACAATAAAGGAAGCAGCAAAGATACAGACTTTTCCTGACGATTACATTTTTTGTGGAAATAAGGGACGTATATACACTCAAATAGGGAATGCGGTACCTTGTAAGCTAGCCGAAGCAGTTGCTAAAGCAGTCATGCAGTATTTAGATGGGAAAAAATAAAAAAGAAGAACTTTTTAGAGGCATTCACTTAGGGATTTAATTCCTAAAAAATTATCGGCGTAATCGGTATTACTACCGGCTACGCCGATTTTACTTATGGAGTGGAATATCAACTGCACCTATGTAATTCCACTGTATCCATATGGTTTGTTTCTTGGTTCTTGTACCTGCTACCTTTTCAGATTTTTCAACATAAATCTTATCTACAAAGGTTCGAATGATCTCTGCATTAAGTTCTTGTATATCTGTGTATTGTCGTACTAATTTCAAGAAAGAATCCACGTTGAGACATTCCTCTTGCGCTTTAGAAATAAAGGCTTCAAGGGATTCAATCTTGCTTTTCAGTTCAGCTTGTTCCTTGTCGTAGGACTCAGACATGCTCTTAAATCGTTCATCAGAAATTTTACCGTCTAAGTTGTCTTCATAGAGATGCTGAACAATTGTGTCAAGTTTGCTAATTCTTGCTTTTGCTTGCTCGAGTTCCCTATTAGAGGACTTTAACTTTTGGGTTAGTTCTTTCTCGCTTTTCTTCATCACAAGTCCCACGAACTCTTCTTCGTGCTGTTTGGCAAATGAAGTAATCATTCGTAGCTCGTGAAGCAGTATTGCTTCGATCTGAATATTTCTAATTTGATGTGATGAGCATTTGCCTTTTTGCTTACGATATGTAGCACAGACAAAGTATTCTTTATCATGGCTCCAACCTTTTCCTCGAACCTGATAAAGCTTGTTACCACAATCCGCACAAAATAGCATTCCCGATAATACCGGCATCTCTCCAAGATTGGTACGCACTCGTCTACCATCTCTTATACGTTGAACAATATCAAAAGTTTCCTGGTCAATAATTGCTTCGTGTGTGTTTTTGAAAATTAGCCAGTCTTCTTTGGGATTCAATAATGTTTTCTTGCACTTGTACGATTTCTTTCTTGTTTTGAAATTGACCGTATGCCCAAGATATTCTTGCTTTTCAAGCATATTAGAGATAGTTTTTTGATTCCAGACTCCCTTAATCTCCGATTTCGCGGAAGGAATTTTAATACCAAGAGAGAAAAAATGCTCAGAAGGTGTTGGAATATTCCTTTTGATTAGCTCATTGGCAATCTGGCTAGGCCCATACCCATTAACGCAGAGTCTAAAGATTTCACGCACTACACTGGCAGCTTCTTCATCTACAATCCAATGATTTTTATCTTCAGGATCCTTAAGATATCCGTAAGGAGGATTGATGCAGAGCGGCTTCCCACTTTGTCCTTTTGCTTTAAACACAGCTTTTATTTTTCTGCTTGTGTCTTTAGCATAAAACTCATTGAAGATGTTGATGAAAGGTGTCATGTCGTTGTCTGACTGATTATTGCTATCTACGCCGTTATTTATTGCAATAAAGCGAATATCAGCGTTAGGGAATACCATCTCTGTATACATACCAACTTGCAGATAATCTCTACCCAAGCGTGACATGTCCTTGACGATAATGGTTCCAATCTTTCCTTCGTCAATGAGAGCAGTTAATTTAAGCCAATCAGGTCGCTGGAAATTAGTACCCGAGTAGCCATCGTCTACAAAGAACATAAGATTGTTGAAATGATTATCCTCGGCATACTTTTTCAGCATGCTCTTTTGATTGATAATGGAATTGCTGTCACCTTGTAATTCATCGTCTTTGGATAAACGGCAGTAAAGTGCCGTTATCTTGCCTACATTATCTAGAGTATAAGAAGGCTGTCTATTTAGTTTATTCATCTGTTTTTCCTCCTTTCCGACAGCCTTCAAGCGGTCAGTATATATTCCCGTATAACTCAGAATTTATCAAGTTATTTAGCTTCTATTACATGGTTTAAATTGCTTAAAATAAGGTGTTTGATTAGGTCTTTGACACCTTTCTGAGCACTCTTGCTTTCAAGAGAGTTAACCGTAAATTCAGTATTTCCGATTCTTAACACTTCGGTTTTTACCGGTGTATCCTTAATTTGTTCATCCATGCATTTTGACCTCCTTGTTTAAGAAAGTTGCAATACTTTAATTGCTTCAGGATGTACCAGTTTCCCATCCAAATACTCAAAAGAGAGGTAACCTATCTGGTCTATAAGAGAAAATATTTCGTTTAGAACCTTGATGGTTGGGTTATGGCGTTCGATAATCCAATAGTTGGAAAAATCACCAAAGGCGATAACTTTTGCTCCCTTTTGCGAAGAAGGCATGGCATTGTCAATGACCACAGGTCTGCCCATTAAGTTGCCATCAAAATCAGGTAGGATGTATGCTCCGGTAGTGTCCTTTAAGGTTTGAAGATAAAGAGCAGTTTCATCATTCATAAGCCACGTGGCATTTTCTCGATACTTACTATCTAGCGAGAAGAATAAATGTTTGATGGTATCTGCGGAAATCTCTTTTGCTTGCACAGCAACCTCAGCACCTGATGTATCTGATAAAATTCCTGTCGGCTTAGTTATCCCATCGCCATTTATAAAAGCTTCCGACTCACTCAATGTAAATTGCTTTGTCAGTTCGCTTGTGATGAACTCTTCGATATCAAAGTCAAGATCAGCTGTAAAATCCGTACCCAAACGAATAAGGTTAACTAGGGTATAATCCGTTACATCAATACGCTTAAAGCCATCTTTAATAGGCATATGCGTAATGATATTCGCATCATAATCTTTCATCCATTTAGTGAACGGTGTACCTTCATAGATGAACAATTTGCTTGATTGCGAGTGTGCTTTTACCACTGTACACAGTTTTCTAAGATTACTTTTGTTTGCAAGTTTTGCTTCGAGTTTTGCTAGAGAAGAAGTCGGCAAATCATAGGCACCTGTATGAATGTGGCGCAGTTTTCCTGCAATATTGTTCGCATTACCATTTGCGTCGCGCAGTACGTTCCAAAACGTGTTGTGGTAGTCCTGACTTGCTAGTTTCATTTCTTTTTCAATATCTCTGTTAATCATAATTGTTAGTTCCTTTCATTACTGTTTTCTGCAATTACTGCAGTAATTTGCTTGATTTTGCCCATTTACCCTTTTGAATTCGCTGTTTTTGCACGCAAGACCCTGCGCCCGTTCCCGAAGGGGTACTCTTTAGAGATTTGACCCCCCCTAGGGGGTTAGGTTCAGAAAGTAGTATGCGAATAAATTTCTAACAGCACAGTACCTAGGCAGGTTTTCTTTCTTCAATGTTGTCAAAAAGCTGAAATCATTTCAGTATTTTGATTTGTGCATGATAGTATTTCTTCTTCATGTTCAACACAGGTTTGCGATACGAATTACGCAATCATAGGCACCACCTCCTTAAACGTGGCATGATGTGGCAGTTAAATTTCGTTATTGCCTTATAGGGTTATATGGGGATATAGGTTATTAACTGCCACTAGTTGCCACTTAAAAAATCGCTAAACTCACTTTTAAGCCTGTAGCCTTTAAGAAGCGTGGTTTTTTCTCCGCCTGTCTTGGGACGCTTTCTTACAACCTCGGCAAATTTTCTTAATTCCTGATTGAAGTTTCTGCTGTTCTCAGAAAAACAGCCGTTATCAATGCACCACTTCTTGTAGTGGTCGTATACAACTGCCGTTCGAATCTCAGAGCTCTGGTCTTTAACGAGTACATCTTCAGCAAACTGTGCCATCTTGTCACTGTCGTGGGCATAACTAAAAATGGCATCAAGAACGCTATTAGGCGGCTTAAAGCCTTCATCTCGGAGGTGGGTAAAGCCTTCAAGAAGCCAGTTTAAAATGGCACTTTGCACCTCTTTTTTAGAAAACTCCGCCTTTAAGGTTTTATCCTGTTCCCACGCTTCAAAATGCCTGTTAAAGGGAATAATCTGCATGCGGTCGCTACTAAACACTGTCATATCGCTGATGACGGGCAGATAATTGGTGTTCACGTACAGTTTGAACTGTGGTTTAAAGTCAAAACTGTTCTCATGCAGGAATCGAGCGTTTAAGGTATCACTTCCCGTCATGTATTTAACTTGGGCTGAATTAAGGAATAGTCCTCGGCTCGGCTCAGATATATTGGCAAAGCGAACACCGGCAAGGCGTGCTACATCCTCGGTCGGCTGTGAGCTATTAGGGTTCTTCTTTAGAGCAATGGTTTCCGCGCGTACCGCTTTTCCGTAATCGCCCATCACAGACAGAACGCTTTCCATGAGTGTGCCTTTACCGTTTCTTGTGCTTTCTCCAAAAAGAAAGAACATGCACTCATAGCGTGTATCACCGCTTAACGCATAGCCTAATGACTTTTGAAGATACAAGGCTTTCTCACAATCTCCGCTCATAATTTCATCGACAAACTGGCGAAAACGTTCACTTCTTGCCTTCGGGTCATAAAACACAGGTGATACTTTGGTAATAAGATCTGTTGCTAAGTGCTTGCGAAATACACCGTGCTGAAGGTCTAAAGTTCCGTTTTGGCAGTTAAATAGATAAATGTTCTTATCGAACGCTTCCATCGAAATGGGGTAAACGCTTTGAGCTTCCTTGATATAAATCTCACGGTTACGACGGCTGCTCCATTTGTTCCAATACTCAACAAGCATGGAACGGGTTCTCTCGTCTTTAATGACACCAGCATAACGTATAAGAGAAAGAGCTAAATCCTTGCATAGTTCCATCGTTTTAAGCGTTCCAATATCGCAAGTCCAACGTACACCATCGAAGATGAACCACATTTTGCGCTCCGGTACATAGTGCAGAATGTTTTGGAAAATATCAGCAAACAATCTGCCATTACCTAAATCACCGTTGCGATATCGTATATTTTCATCAGGCTTTAGTTCCTGTAATTTAGATAAGAGATCATCAAAGTCTTCCTCAGCACTTGCATTATGGAAAGGCTCATAGAAGGTATGACATTTAGAAACAGCTTTCTGAATGGTTGTGTTGCCATAAGTATCCGCGCCACGGTGTTCATCCCACTTAGGACGGAATAAAGCAGACTTACGAAAAAGTCGGTCTATTTGCTCCTTGTTACCGCCACAGTAAAAGGCAAGAATAGACACAAGCGCGGCATCTGCTTCGCTATGAGAAGGGTAAGCCGAAATGTCACCATGCCAAAGTGCTGTAAATTTAGCTCCATTTATGGCGTTGCCAGCTTTTTCAATAACAGATGTATCGCTTAAATATGACCTTGTACACGCGTTATTTTCTTTTTCATGAGTGTTTATGTTTCGCTTCATGTACGTGTCTAAAAGCCACATGATGGCTTCATCGTCTTCTAAAAGCTCGCCTTCCTGATACACGTCGCCCGTAACTGTTAGATAGCGATTCGTAGCTAGAGCGCTGTAAACCTCAATATCCCCATGCTTGATGTAATAAGACTTTTTATCGTATGCGCCGTTAAACAGAAGCAAGATATGAAAGCCATGCTTACTTGGGCTGTATTCGATATAAGCGTGCTTGAAATGGGCAATAATCTCTTTTGCCCAGTCTTTAATGATGCCATTATCGATGCAGTGGTCTAAATCGATGCCTAAGAGGTTATCAACAAGCTTTATACCAATTCCGTCGTATTGGTCTTTTACTTTCATGGCATCATCAAGCGAGGTGAAATCGCTTAAGTTGTCTGTAGCTGCTTTCTTTCCCGTTATGGGGTTATAAGGCGGCTTAGTGAGCCTACCGTTTTCTTGCTGCTCGTACTTCCATGAACAAAAGATATTCTTGTTCTTTAGTGCTTTTGGCAGTTTCTCTAGATCCATATTTGATCCTCCTTTTCTAGAAGGCTTATCCCTTCTACATCACAGGCAAAAGAAAAAGCCGACTTTTTAACCTGTCTTAAAAAGTTTTTTTGGTCTTCTACTTGGTAGCCATGAAAGAGGGTGTAATCTGACGGTTTTAGAAAAAATTTTTGACAATAAAAATCTCCTAAGCATTCATTAGGCATTTGCCTTGAATGAATAGCAAAGGAGACTTTTTTAATCTGCTATATTCCGGAGTGGCTAGCTCTTTATATCGTTGATATACTCACAGAATCGTGATAATATTTAACTATTAAAATAAGGAGGGAATTATGGCTGTTAGTTATAAAAAACTATTACATCGCATGATTGAAGAAGATATTTCCAATCAGGACTTAATGAGAATGAGCAATATTTCCGCCAACATTATTACGAAACTACGCACTGGGCAATATATATCACTGGAAAAAGTGGAAGGTATCTGCACAGCTTTACACTGCACGCCCAACGATATTTTGGAATTTATAGCGGAGGATGAAAAGTAATGGCTAATAATCAAAAACTGGAACTTACGTGGCTTGGTAAGGATAAAGAAATCAAAATAGAGCCTAGGATTCTAGTTGAGGATAAAGAAAAATCAAACTGCAAAAATGATCCTAATACAGAAAACATGCTCATACATGGAGATAACCTACTCGCACTAAAAGCGTTAGAAAACAAATATGCAGGTAACCGCGATCACTTCTTCATATTTGAAGTAAGTACCGTAGATGAGAATCCGCTAATCTATCATTATACATATAAGAAAACTACAATATATTTAGCAGAAAAATAGGAGCAGTTCAATTGACTGTTCCTATTTTTAATATTCATAAAATCTAAAGTCTTTATACTCTTTAACAATGGAGTCGCCAACCAGAACAGACTATACTGACCAGCGACTACCTTAAATTTAATGTTTCAGATTTATTTTCTTATCTCTAATTTCATAAACTACATCTGCTACATTTTCGAGTAATCGTTTATCGTGGGTGATAAACACGATAGTTCCGGTGTACTCCTTCATTAGTATTTCCAAAGCCTCTAAACTTGGTATGTCAAGGAAGTTACTGGGTTCATCCATTATTAGGATGTTATATCTACCCATGAGCATTTTAGCAAGCAACAATTTTATAATTTCTCCACCGCTTAAAACAGATAAACTTTTTCCAATATCGTTCTGTTTGAACCCCATAGATGCTAGCACTGAACGAATTTCTGATATATTGTAGTCACAATCCTTCTGCATAAACTCCATAACATTCTGATTACTGTTGTACTTGTAACCATTCTGTGCAAAGTAACCTATTTTTGCCTTAGGCGAAATAGAAATTCCTTCTTCATGGTTTAAGATCATTTGGATTAAAGTTGTTTTTCCGATTCCATTACCACCAGTTAACGCCACTTTTGCTCCTAACGGAATTTGAAAAGATGCATTTTCAAACAGAGCCTTATCCCCAAATACTTTATTAATTTCTGCACCGACTATAGGGTATGGATTATGGAGCTCCAATGCTTTACTTTGCCTGAAACGAATTCTGCGAATGCCTTCCGGAGCTTCTACTTTTCCTAAGGCCGCAATCCTGTGCTCTAGGGTTTTAGCAGCATTATACATCTTTTTTTCCTTACTTCCTATTGATTTTTGATGAGCTAGACGCCCTCCGTCTTCAGTACTTTTTTTCTTTGAAGAACCTTTTGCCTTCTGTTCTATTTTACGAGCCTGTTTTCGCTTTTCCTCCGCAGCCCTTTCCAATCGGGCACGTTCCGCAATAAATTGTTCGTATTCTGCAGCTTGGCTCTTACGTTCTTCCTCTTTCTGACGAAGATAATCAGAATAGTTTCCCCAATACTCAGTGATTTTGCCATCTTTCAGTTCCCATATTTTATCTACTATTTCATCAAGAAAATAGCGGTCATGGCTAATAACTAACAGTGCACCTGTAAAATATTTTAGCTGTCCTATTAGAAAATCAATTCCTTCACGGTCTAAATGGCTCGTAGGTTCATCCGCTAAAATACCATGAACCTGTGCCGATAAGGCCTGTGCTATTTTAAGCCTTGTTTCTTCACCACCGCTCATAGTCTGTATATTTAATTGCTCAACACCTAGCTTGCCTACAAGTGCAAAATCTTTTTCCTCCTGCAGAGTTACTTCGTCCAACTGGGGAATATAGGCAAGTTCACCCAGACGATTCATTTTACATCCTGGGGGAGTTAATTCTCCTAAAAGTACCCTGAGTAAAGTGCTTTTTCCAGCACCATTTGCTCCTACTAAACCAATACGGTCATAATCATATACTTCTAATTCATTTATATCTAAAACATCGCGTCCTTTGAATTCCACACGAATGTCTTTTGCTTTTAATATTAATTCCATAACATTTCCTCCTGTCTATAATCGCATGCTTTCATTTGCTTGTATGCAGGGAAAACCCTGCGATTTTAGCAGGAAGAGTTACATGAAAATAAGATACATAAATATTCCTCCAATATTGTTTATTTTAAATCTAATTTTCTAACCTCAGTTATCATTTGGCAAACTATAGCAATGCCAATAATTAAAATACCTGATAGTAAAAACCAATGATTTACACCGATTTTATCAGCAAAGAATCCAGAAAGAATTAACCCAATTGGCATAGCAAGTGACATGATACTTCCGATCAAAGAAAATACACGTCCTAAATATTCAGGCTTAATTTTCTCCTGAAAAAGAGCTGTTTGCACACCGCTATAAAATGGCACCGAAAGCCCCATTATTGCACAGCAAACTACGAATATTACAAATCCATTTGGAGGAAGTATTCCCGAAACGGCTAAACTGGTCCCCATTATAAAAAATGAACTTGTTATTAGTAATACATGCTTTTCGAAGCCCCCTAATCTTCCTAATAATAAGCCTCCTGCTAGCATCCCAAATGCAAAGGAAATTTCCGTAATAGAAATATGCACAGGCGTTCCATTAAAGTGTTCCATGCTTATTAAAAGGAAATAGTGCATTGATTGGCATATAAACAAAAGTATATAGTGTTCCTAAGAGTAATAAGGCAAACAATCCTTTGTTTTGTCTCAGAACCACAACTCCTTCTTTCATCTCCCTTATGAAATTTGGTTCTAAACTTTGCACTTGATTACCCAGCTTAGGTATACGTACAATTGCTACCGTAATAGATGCAATCACAGCACCCAATACGTCGATGGCAATAATAGCATTTAAATCCCAAACGGAGTATAAGAGTGCTGCAACTGCCGGACTAACAATATAGCTTATAGACTGCAAAGACTGACTATAGCCTGCGCATTTCGTTAGCTGTTCTTCTGGTACTAAAAGTGGTGTAACCGCATTGAGTGCTGGGGTATGAAAAGCTGTTCCAATGCTACGGATAAACAATACTATCATAATCATCCAGACAGGTAGCTCCATACAGAATGCAACAATAGCAAGCACTGCACCAGCTGCTGCGATAATTAAATCGGCACCAATCATTATCTTCTTCCTATCATGACGATCCACTAGCACACCAATGGCAGGTCCCAAAATCGCATAGGGTAAAAAACCTACTAATGAAGCCATAGACAAGACCATCGCAGATCCTGTTTTTTCTGTAAGGTAAAAAATAATCGCCATTTGCAGGATGGCACTAGTGATTAATGATACTGCTTGCCCTGCCCATATTGCATAAAATTTTCGTTTCCAATTGTTGTATTTTTCCATTTATATTATCTCCTGCATATTATTTTGCTTGAATTTCTATTTTGAATAGCATTCTAGGCAATAAAAAATGCAGGCCAAACCCCACAATGTGGCTTTTGGTCTGCATACATACAATTTGGAAACATTCATATTAAAGACATAGTTAAATAAAGGTATAGTTAAATAACCAATATCCTCACCGTAACTAATGAATGCTCAATATCGTATAAATAAGCACAACAAAAAAGCCTATCATCGGGTATAGATTCTGCTTTTTTTATTGCCAGCTTATCTTAAACGCATTGAGGCTGTCATAGTTTCGGTTCCTCCTACATCTTTGTTTATATCAATTTATAGTATAACACAACAAGATGATATGTTCAATATAAAAGTTATGGAATGAGACTCATACTTCCAATTCGATGCCAGATTTAAAGGATATGACGAAGTTTTCTTCATAGACTGTAACGCTCTGGATTATCTTCCTTAGTAGCAAGCGATTAGCTTTCACAAAATCTTCTGTTTGTAGTTTTAAAAATTCATCAGGATTTTCTAACTCAACCTCAAAATATTTCATTTTACATTCCCTCATTTCATTTATTGATAAATTGAGTTTGCAAAAAAGAGTGGACAATTTTTGTCTACTCTTAACCTTTAAAATAGTTTTTTTTAATCGATTTGAAGTTGCCTAAATTATTACTTATTCGGTAAAATGAAGTATTGCTTTCAACAGATTTCCTTCAACTACACTTCACTTGATTCAAACAAGGTGGGTACATTTCTATTCCCACAAACTCCTTGTCAATGGAAACAAACACGTACCCACAGGGTAAATGGAAATAGAAACTGATAATTTCTAGCTATCACTTCTACTCATTCCAAAAATTTTCTCACTCTGATACTTACCCACCATAAAGCAAAAAGCCTTGCAATCAAGGCTTTCATTATCCCTTTCGTTCAAAGGTTTCTAAGCTTTTACGAGCAGAGCGACACACTCAGCGGTTCGCTATCTCCGTTCTGTCTGCGTGCTAGCACTTGTCAATCACGGACAGCTATCGCATGGGCGGAAGTAAATGCTAATCTTCGTCGTTTTACTCCTTGACTAGCAAACTTACCGCCTCAACATGCTACGTTTGTAGGTTTCACAGGAACTCCTATTGCCGAAACATATCAGACCTTTGGTCAGGAAATTGATAGATACACTATGGATCAGGCGGTCGCAGATGGACTAACTGTTTCTATTAAGTATCATCCTCGTATTGCCAAGGTGTTACTTGATAAGACCAAAGCTAAAGAAATTGAAAATTACTATAAAAAGTGTGCCGATGATGGTGCAACGTATGATGATATTGAAGCCAGTAAACGTGCAATGAGTTCTATGGAAGTTATCCTTGGCGAGCCTTCTCGCTTGGAGAGGCTTGCTATAGATATTCATGACCATTATATTTCATCTTGTGATAGTGACCCAGATAGAATTCAGAAAGCAATGATTGTCTGCTCTAGCAGAAAAATTGCATATTCACTTCTTTTGAAATTCAAGGATAAATATCCGGAATGGTTTGAAGAAAAGAAAACTCCTGACGGAGTTACTGCAACAGATGAAGAACTTAAAGAATTAAAGCCTATGCCATTTATGGCTATGGTATCGAGTGTTGGAAGTAATGATGAAGCTGAGATGTATAACTATCTTGGTGGAGTTAAAAATGATAAACGTTGCGAAGAACTGGATGCAGCCTTTAAACAGGAAAAGTCTAATTTCCATATTGTTATCGTAGTTGATATGTGGATTACGGGATTTGATGTTCCGTCACTTACATATTTATATAACGATAAGCCTTTGAAGAAGCACTTGCTGATTCAAACTATCAGTCGTGTAAACAGAAAATATCCCGGCAAAGAATATGGTATGGTTATCGACTATATTGGCATTCGCGATAATATGCGTGAGGCCATGAAGGTTTACGGTGGTGATACATCAGTTGCTCCCACATCGGATGACGTTGAGCAGGCTACCTCTGCATTCAGGGAGGAGATTGAAATACTTAAAGCACTGTTTACAGATTATGACTTAGCTCCATTCCTTAATACGAAATGTGACCCTGTTGAAAGATATAAATTACTTTCCAAAGCGGCTGAGTATGTCTTTACATCAGCACAGGTCTTGCAGACAGAAGGAAACGGAAAAACTAATCAGGTCTCATTTAAGACATATTTCTTAAAGTCTGTTAAGAGAATGAGAAGTGCTTTTGATATTTGCCAACCTTCTGGAAATCTGGGCGAAGAAGAATCTGCGCTTGCACAGTGCTTTATGGCTATAGCAGGCTTCGTTCGTAAAATGAGTGGAACCAGCGATGTTGATGCTGAAACTATGAATCTTGTGGTATCAAAGATGGTTGAAGAGGCATTAAAATACAATAAGGTAGAAAGTGTTCTTGAAAGTGGCGAGGAAGAAGATATCTTCTCTCCTGAATACTTTGAAAAATTATCAGATGTAGAAATGCCTGCTACAAAGTTAGAATTACTTATCAAAATGCTCCGTAAGCAAATAAAGGAATATGGCAGGGTTAACCAATTAGCAGCGAAATCTTTCCAAGAAATGATTGAAAAGACTATTGATGAGTACCATGAAAGACGTAAGCACCTTACTGCTGAAGAAGCCGGGGCAACACAGGAAGCTGCCTCAGAAGATATTATTAAGGCTGCAACTGAACAAGCTTTAGTGATACTTCGTCAGATGAACGAAAATCGTGAGAGTTTCCGTAAAATAGGATTAACCTTTGAAGAAAAGGCATTCTATGATATTTTGATTGCTCTTCGTGACCAGTATAAGTTTGAATATGGCATTGACAAAGAAGTTAACGGTGTTGTGATAAACGATAAATGCAAGACACTTGCTAAAAAAGTTAAGGAAATAATAGATACCGAGTCTTCATTTGTGGACTGGCTCAACAATCAGAATGTGCGTAATCAGTTAAAATTGAAGATAAAGATTTGTTTGGTTAAGAACGGCTATCCGCCACAGTATAGTCCTGAAGTGTTCACAAAGGTGATGGAGCAGGTAGAAAATTTTGAGGAGCATTCTGAAACAACTTCAGAAAGTTAGATTATTCCTTTTCCTTATTGCTTCTATGTGAAGAACTATGATGTTTGCTGAGAATAGTGCCCTATATGGTAGAAAGAAGGATGGTGAATAACATGGGAAGTATTGTTTTAGAATTACAGAATGAAATTGTGTCATCAAATTGCGATGTTGTTAATATATTACGCAAAGCACATTTGATTGCATCAAAATTAAAGCTTGCTGATTTTGATCAATGGATTCAACACGAATTAAATGGTTATCCTGACCCAGAATCTTGCCCTGAGTATAGAAAGGTTCGTGGAAGTTTAAAAACTTTCAATCCTTATCGCGGTTGGATTCCAACCTCAATACAGGATAATGAATACGAAAAAAAGATTTGTGAAAGAAAGTTAGTAAATTCAATTTCTGAAATCATTTCTTTATGTCAGTCCTCAGGAAATGTATTAACTTTAGATTTTTCAGGCGAACAACTTGCATTGTTTGATAAAATGGCTGATTCGCTACTTCCAATGGATTATGCATTACATATACCTACAACTGCAGTTAAAGACATTGAAGAAAAAGTCAAAAATACTATTTTAGAATGGACATTGAAATTAGAATCGGAAGGTATTGTAGGGGAAAATATGGTTTTCTCTGAGACTGAAAAAGAATCCGCAGTGAACATGCCGCAAACCGTGAATAATTATTACGGGAATACAAGTGTGATCAATTCGCCATCCGATAATGTACAGATAGTGTCTGGAAGTGAGAATACAGTTACATTTTCCTATGATAAAGTTAAGGATGTAGTTGATGCCGTTGAAAAAAGTATTAGTGAATCTGATTTATCAAAAGAGGATATAGAAACCGCAACAGAATTATTAGCTGACATCAAATTAAAAATTGAAGAAGAGAAGAAACCGCATATTTTAAAATCAGCATTGGTTGGACTAAAAGACTTTTTAATTAATACAGGTGCCAGCGTTACTGCAGTGTTAATACAAGCTCAAATACAAGGTTTGTTCTAAAAATCTCAAATACTATTTCGGTATCTGAGTATAAGAAAACGGCCACACAGAGTATCTCTACTCTTGTATGGTCGTTTTATTTCTTATGTTCCCGCTTAAAGGCTTTCAGTTGGTTTTCTTTTAATCCCTTACTGAACACTCCTTTAGGTTCTTCTTTTTTATTTTATAAATATCTATTTGTGTAGCTCCTGCCACTCCTTCTTCACTGATTCAGCAGTATTTATATCTGAAATATATAAATTTAAATCATAATAAAAATTACTTCTAGCTTTTGGTGTCATTCGCTGTAAAGTATCTGCAACCCATTCGTAAATATTCCAATAATAGTAAGTTATATCTTGATAGCTATAACTTCCCATAAAAAGATGGAAATCGCTTTTAATCATTTCTTTTGGACAATCTTCAGTGCGACAAATAACTATTATTTCGTTGACACTATCCTCGGTATTTTCATTATAAATTTGAACGCAGTCATATGAATCTCTAATACGAGCCAAATCAAAGGGTTTTACCGTTATTTCATAAACTTTATAGATTGTTCCATCTGTAGATTCTTCGTTAACGTCACCAGGTTTCTTGCTGGTGGTACTTGTTACAGATGCTCTGTCTTCTTCGCCTGTTACAACCACATTTGTGCACATGGACCTGTGGTAACTTTTCAGGAGTAAAGCCGAAATTTTCTGTGGTGTGTTTCCAGAGTCTGGTACTTTTGCAATAAGGTCGCAGCACAGTTTGCTTAAGTGTATAGGATCAGATGATGGATTGATGGTAATGCTAAGTGTTTCTAGCCGCTTAGATTCATCAATTAGTTTTCTTAGTAGCGAAATAGCAAGCTTATCGATTCTCGCTCTATCTTTTTCAATATAATTAATCAAATTAACTACTTCCTGAGCAACAGCTGACGGTCTACGTTGTGCTGCCCAAGTAACATCAAGACCAACAGTTGCTTTGGCAACATTCAATGGCCCGGATTTCCTATGCGGTATTTCCTTTCTTATTAGAAACTCTTTTATGGGTCCTTCATATATCGCACGTGGATTACAATCGTATAAACTGGTTGAGGCTCTAAAATTTGCATCTAGTTTCATACCTATTATCACAACCAGAAGGATTTCTCTGAACCCCCATGCGGTAGTTGAAAAAAGCATATCTAAGGATTTTTTATAATCCGTTTCATCTATCACATAATCATTACTAACAGCATTAGCATAAAAGTCATTTAGTATGTTTATTATTTTTGAATTTCTTTCGTCAGTACTACTCATAGACTCCTCCTTATATTGAGTGAATGAAAAGTTTTTAGTTGCACATAATTATTCCTTTACGATTTCAGCAATATCACTGATGTCACAATCTAAAACACCACATATTTTTACCAGTATTTCAGTAGTTACGTTTCCACCATTGCTAAGTTTTGCCATGGAAGAGGAACTTATTTTTGCCTCTTCACGGAGTTTGGATTTAGTCCAACCCTTGTCGATTAGTAATTTCCATAATTTGTTATAACTAAATTTCATTTTTATCACCTTTAATTTCTCTGTTCCAAGATTGTCCATATAGCTCGCCTCCGCCACTGTATAGTTGAAGGACTTTGTTGTCTTGTAGAATTTCATATGTTTCGTTACTGTATGAGCTTTGCTTATCAAATGCAATGAAGATTTGTTTATTCAAATTTGCTGTATCTTTGTATATTTTCATAATTCCGTCAATACCCTCGTCGTCAATATTCTTAAAGAATAATGAGTCATGCACCAAAGCTGGTAATGCCGAGGTGTAAAGTATAGCAAGATCTAGTAGGATTAAACCTTTGAAGTTTGTACCAGTCCCAGTATCTTTTGGCGTGGAGAATCTATAACTGTTATAGTTTCTTAGTTCTATCTTTGGTGAATTACGTTTTTCAACGTATAGTCTATCGTTAAATTCATGCATCCTTGTATTGAGGTTGTATTCTATTTCAGAAAGTATATGTTCGACATTTTTCTCTAAGTTTTGTGTAGCTGATTGCTTTGCCTCTTGTAGTTGTGTTTCTTCAAGATAGGCTTTGTTTTGTTCTTCTAGGGCTTCTATTTTTTTGTTAAGCTCAGAGTGTTTGTCAAGAAAATCTTTAGAAATAGAGTTAGTAATATTTAATTCTGACATTTGTCGTTCTACTTGTTCTATAGAATCTTTTATTTCAGCAGTCTTTGTATCAAGTGATTCTTTTTCTGATTTGAACTGATCTTCTAAAATGGCTGAAAGTTTTTTATGGAACTGCTCGATTTCATAAATTTTCTTTAAGTTGATATCAGGGAAAAACTCGGCTAACGATTCAATGTCAGCTTCTGTCGGTAATAATCCAAACTCTATACTGATTTCTAATAGTTTAGATTGTCGTTGAAGTCGTTCAAGTTGGGTGTCTAAACTTAATTTGTTAGCTTTCAAATTTTCTCGAGCTTTATTGCTTTCGATTTCTTCACTGCTTGCATTTACCTCATAATTAAGTGTTAACGCATTAAGTTCAGCCCGTAGATTGGAAAGGGTTTTAATGTTTTCTTCATACTGTGTTTTGCCACCAACCAGATTGGATATGAAACTATATTTTCTAGCGTTTTTAAATGTTTTGAGCTTGTCTATTTGTACGTCTAATTGATTGTGATATGGTTCTATATCTTTGTAGAAATCAAATAAGCTCATGAGAATTTTGATGGATTCTTTTGTTGGTTGATTTCTATATCCTTGCAGAGGATAATTTTCATCGTGATTATTCTTTCCATAGATTCTAAAAAATGTACTGGTTAATTGTCTAAAGGAAAGATTGGTTTTATTGCTGACGTATCTTTCTTTCAACCACTCGATGAATTCTTTTCTGGACAGTGTTTTGTCTGTGGTTTTATATTTTTCATTACATACAGTAATCGTATCTGCATTAGCTGTGCTTCTACTAAAAAAGTATTTCTTGTCAAACTTGAAACAAAAATATATAACGTGGTTGCCTACGTATTTCACGCCATCGCTATCAAGGTAGGAGTTGCCACCGAAAGCAAAATCTATTGCTAATAGAGCAGATGATTTGCCTATTGAGTTGGATCCTGTTTGTGTCCCTTGAATAACATTAAGACCTTTTTTAAATTGAATGACTGGTCTAATATTGTTATTTTCTTTAAAGGCAGGAGAATAAATTTCTATAAGCATAGTTTCACCTCACCCTCATCTGTCATATCAATTGCATTAAGAGCGTAAAGACAGTCCATAACGGATAAAAAGTCTGTAGGTTCGTCTAAAGAGTTCAAAGTAGACTGAAAAATATCTTTTACATTCGTTTTTCCGCTTTTTATTATTTTTAGCACTACTGGTAGTGTTGCCAGAGTGCTTTTTTCATATGGGTATAGCTTATTTGGTAATTGCATCGAACACCTCGCACTTCTGCACAAAGTAGCTCACAACGATTTGACAATAAATCAATTGCTGAAGAGTTAGTTTATGCAGTTTCTCAGAAATTTCTTCAAAAATCTCCATGTCACTCCGTTCGGCTTTTTTAAGCTTTTTATAAATGGATCGCATTTGAGCTTGTAAATCTTCATAATCGATAACATTACTTTTATCTAAGTTAACAAGGATTTCTTGGACTTTCACGAAGTAACTAGTAACTTGTTGTTTTACTGTTAGATAAAGATGGAAATCATTGTTAGGATCTATTTTTTCCTTTAATTCTTTTGGATCTAGAGAAGAGCCAAATAAATCTTTTTGATTAAGTTTAGTAATTTTGTAAATAACGTCTGTAAGTCCCTTTTCCAGCTGTGAGGAACTAAGTAAGCCTATGTTTGCCATGTGGTTAGCTAGGGCTTTTTTTCTTTTGAACAAAAGGCTTGTAACTTTTTTCCTATTGTCCATCTGGTATACAGCAAAACATTGAGGACAAAGAGCTACAAGATTATCAATAGTTGGCTCCTTAGTCTTATCAATGCGACTTATTTCATAGACTTCTGAAACATTGGAATCATTAGAAAGTACGAGTGGTTTGGAACAACCGTTCATTACACAATGGTTTTCACATTCTTGCAATAAATATTTTCCGTATCTGGTTTTTAAATCAGAAGAGGATTGTAGTTGCTTTTTCTTTTCCAACACATCAGGTGCGATTATTCCTGCTGTTTCTCTAATAATATTGACGAATATGTCAGCAAGTTTTTCAGCAACATTAGCAGTAGTAACATTCGGATCATACGGACGTAAATCTTGAGCTAATAATTCCAAAACTTCTGAAGGTCTTGATTCTAGACTTTCTATAAAGGTCTCAGGGGTAAGTCGATAGCAAATTGTTCTAGCAACTTTCTTTGAAATACCTCTTTTAGCAAAATTACGATATGTATTCGTGCTTACGGATTCAGAGGGATCTTTTTTTGTGCCCCATTCACCTTCAGGCACGCTTGTAATCATGACAATTAAATCTTTCACAAATTGAGGAACATCATAATCGTCACTGATACGTTTGTATAGCATTGCACAAAACATTTTAAAGTCCAAAGATACCCCTCCTTTCTTTTTGAACCACCTTGAACCACATTGATCCAAACAAGAACCAAATAAAAAATCCGATTTAATACAATCAAATCATCAAAGAAACAACTTTGCTGATGTGTAAATTATATCACGCAAAGATACCTTTGAGCAAAGCAAAAATTCGATAAAAGGACAGTAGCTTTGCAAAGAGGCGTATGCCTCAACCTCTATGCGGAAATATCCCTTAGCTAAGGATTATTCGGAGTCCGCATAGAACAACTAAATAAGTACAGCGGTCTTACCGAATAAGGCAGCTGCAAGTCAAGATGAAGGAATTCTTCATTCTAGCTTGTGGTGTTTTGTCATGCCTTATTTGAGCTGAATTCAAGAAATTCCTTCATCGGAAATCGAATGGAGGATTTTTTATGAGAATTCAATTACGCTGTGACAATCATTTTACAACATTCGACCTCAAGCTTGATGAGGTTAAAGGCTGGCTTAATATCGACCTTCTTCCCGATGAAAGCGAAGAAGAGTTTGAGAAAAGAGCGCAAGAAAAGGTAGATGCTGAGTTTAACCGTCCCGAGTATAACTCTCTGCATAAATATGAGAGGCATAAAGGCTTTACTAAACCTTACAGCAGTGAAGACGCTGAGGAAGCCGATGATTATGAGTCTTGCATGAGCGATGTTAGAGACTCTGGCATCTTTTTCAAAACAGTAAATCAGATTAAAGCTTCAGAAGAATATAGGGCAGTAGAGTCGTTTGTTTACTCGATTTTAAAGCCGGATGTGGCTGATCTTTTTATGGCTGTCCGTATTAGGAATATGGCGATTAACGAAAAGGCTGCATCCATGCTTAGCCGTGATGCGTTTGAAACGGATGCTGATTACAAAAAAGCCGTGGATCGCTTGGCTAACAACATTACACAGAAACTTAAGCGGGCTGAGAAAAAGTTAGTAAAGAATTTCAAAAAAGCGTCAGATTTTGGCATCCGCCGTGGCTACTTCATAGGAGGAACTAACTCCTCCAATAATTCGAAGGAGGTCATGTAGATGACAATCAAGAAAAGAATTGAACAGTTAGAGCTGATGACCAAAATCCAAAATCAGCAAATCAAAGAACTTCAATATTCAGTTAACGAGCTATCGCAGACATTAAAGGGAGGTGTTCACCATGCAGACAATGATTCCAATGAATAATTACGGCATTATGGCTGACAAGAACAACACCGCCAGAGTAGACAGCCGATTTATCGCACAGTTCTTTGAAAAAAGGCATTCTAATGTGATTCGTGATATCCAAGCAATAACTGAGCCCAAATCTGGGCTCAGTGAAGAATTTACTGAACTCAACTTTGAGCTCAGTAGTTATAAGGATTCAACAGGCAGAAAGCTTCCGTGTTACTTGCTAACGAGAGATGGATTCACCATTTTAGCAATGGGCTATACAGGCCCTAAAGCAATGAAGTTCAAGGAACTCTATATTAAGCAGTTCAATAAGATGGAAGATTTTATAACAACCCTTGTGTCTGCAAGAGAGATGTTTCCGATTCTTACAGAAAATATAAGTCTTGTTTATGATCACCCGAAAGCTTATCACTACAGCAATGAGTGCGACATGATCAACCGTCTTGTTTTAGGGATGCCCGCAAAACAAGTAAGAGAAACAAACGGCCTTGAAAAAGGGCAAAGCATACGTCCTTATCTCACATCAGGGCAAATGTATCTAATTGATCGTTTGCAGAAAATTGATGCAGGTCTTCTTATCTCAACACCAGATTTTCAAGCTAGAAAACGCCAGCTTGAATGGTATTTAACCAAGATAGATAAGGAGGCTAAAGATGAGTAAGACTTATAAAAAACATTTAGAAACAACACCGAATTTTAAGCCTATCGTCTACATCTGTGCTCCCTACCGTGGAGATAAAGAGAAAAACGTGCAACATGCTATCCGGTGTGCAGCTTACGCGTATTCACGCGGAGCAATCCCTATCACTCCACACCTGCTTTTCCCGTTTATGGATGATGAGAATCAAAAGCATAGAGGGGATGCGATGTTTATGGACATTATCCTCTTAGGCAAATGCAACGAACTATGGGTGTTCGGAGAAAAAATCACAGGCGGCATGCAAGTAGAAATTGATCTGGCAGAAAAACGCAGGCAGCCGATTAAGTATTTTACGGATAAGGATTTAGGGGGTGAATATTGATGCTTGAATGCAAAATTTATACAGCTTCCTGTGTGGGAAACAGTAGTAACTGCTTGTATCCTGACGAAATAAAAGTCTGTGATCGAGATAGCTTTAATAAGGCTATCTCTTTTGACCATGTAACAGCACAATTTACTAACAGTTATAGGTCTAAGGATAATTTTCTCTCATCTACCTGTATTCCGATGGACTGTGATAACGACCATTCTGATGTTGGTAAAGACTGGGTGACACCTTTTGATGTTGCTTTAGCGTTTCCGAACGTGTGCTTTTACGCGTCATATAGTAGAAACCACATGAAAGACAAGCATGGGAAATGCGCAAGACCACGCTTTCACGTGTATTTTCCAATAGAAGAAGTAAGCGATGCTAAAGCTTATGTGGAGCTTAAAACAAAGATTCAATCAGTATTCCCGTATTTTGACAGTAACGCTCTTGATGCGGCACGTTTTCTCTACGGTGTTAAAACTCCACAGGTAGAACTTTACGAGGGTGAAAAAACAGTCACTGATTTCCTCTCGGAAGAAGACTTCAGCGAATTTGATGCAGGAACAGAAGAAATACCATCAGGGCAGAGAAACTCTAAGCTTAGTCATATTGCCGGAAAACTCATCAAACGTTATGGGGCGACAGATGAAGCACATGAGAAGTTTTTGAGTGAAGCAGAACGGTGTAATCCTCCTTTGCTTGACGCAGAATTATCTAAAATCTGGTATTCGGCTAAAAAGTTCGGGCTTAAAGTAGCAAGTCAAGAAGGTTATATTCCGCCTAGCGAGTATGGCAAAAGCTATGAGGAGTATAAGCCGGATGATTTAACGGATATTGCGATGGCTGAGGTTTTTGCCAAACATAACAAGAATAAGGCTGTTTATACGATGTCTGCCGGCTGGCTTTACTGGACGGGCAAGAAGTGGGAAGCATCTGAGCTTAAAGTTATGAAACTTTACATGATTATTGCTAAAAAAGTTTTGAAAAATGCCGGTGTTGAGTTTAAGACAGCTTACGAACAGTTCATTCAAGCTGGATCATCAGGTGATAAAGAGCAGGCGGATAAAGCGAAAAGTGAAGTGAATCGAGCAAAGCAGTATCTTTCGTTTGCTAAGAAGATGAATGATCACAGTAAAGTGTCCGGAATATTAAAGCTTACTAAATCCATGCTGGAAGTTGCAAACGAAGAACTGGACCGTGATGCTTTCATTCTAAACACGCCTTGCGGAATCGTGGATTTAAAGACAGGCATGCTAAAAGCACATGATCCGTGTTTGTACTGCACGAAAATGACCGCTGTTTGTCCTTCACGGGACAATATGGGATTGTGGCAGACAACTCTTGATATGGTTACCGCAGGCGATAAAGAGTTTCAAACATTTCTTCAAAGCCATGCGGGTAGTACGCTTATAGGTCAAGTGTTTGAAGAATCACTTTTGCTAGTGTACGGGTCAGGCGGCAACGGTAAGTCGACCGTGTTTAACGCGGAAGCACACGTGCTTGGAGATTATGCGGGGAAAATACCTGCAGAGTCTTTAACCACTCGGGCTAAAAACGTGAAAGTGGACTTAGCAGAGCTTTGCGGTAAAAGGTTTATTCTTGCCTCGGAAACCGAGGAAGGACAAAGACTTTCTATTTCCATGCTGAAACAGATAGCAAGCGTGGATGATATTTCAGCTGAGAGGAAATATTATGCTCCTTTTACGTTTACACCAAGCCACTCAACCATTCTCTACACAAACCATCTGCCGAAAGTCGGTTCAAACGATAAGGGAACGTGGCGGAGAATCTTTGTCGCACCGTTTACGAAAGAAATCAAGAATCCGAAAACAGACTATGTTGATGAACTCTTGCGAAAAGCAGGTGGGGCAATACTTCAATGGATGATTGAAGGAACCAAGCTTTATATCCAAAACAGTTATAAATTCCCTACTTGTAAGGTGGTAGAGCAGGCTAAGGACGCTTATCGTGCTGAAAACGACTGGATAGGCCATTTCATCACCGATTATTGCATTAAGGGCGTGAACGAAACGGAGATGAGTAGGAGTCTTTACTTGTCTTACCGCCAGTGGGCAAACCTTAACGGTGAATATATTAGAAACGATAGGGATTTTTCTAAGGCTTTACTGTTAGCAGGTTATAGCAAAAAGCGGACGGGTAAAGGCTATCAGTGGTGTGGGCTTTCCATCAATCCTAATTTGCAGGCACAGGAGGATTTTCTTTGATGGAAAACACGGTAAAACTGAAAGATACTTCCTGAAAAATGTATGGGCGTGTAGGCAAATTTTTTACATGGTAAAAACCGGGTTCAGAGAAAAATGTTCTATAGGATTTTTCATACACGAAAATAGTCTTTGCCTACACGCTACCATGCACGTTTTCAAGAAAGAAAAGCCTGATAAATAGGGGTTTTGTATTATAGTGTACCCTTTTTCTTTACTTTTTATATAAGAGAAAAAAATAAAAGAAATATAAGTGTATATAGAGAAAAGTAAAAGATGGGTCTAAAGCATACATGGCTACACAAATAACATTCGCCTGATGTAAACGTGGCAAAAATGAGGAAAACAGGAATCCCATGTTTTAAGGGATACAAATTTAAGTTTAAGAACAAAGAGGTGTTTAATGAGTTTTTTACGAGAAAAGGAAACTGAGCGAAAACTCGTCCGTGAAGTTAAAGCTGCGGGAGGCATGGCTATTAAGCTTACGAGTCCTTCTATTGACGGGCTTCCTGACAGGCTGGTTTTACTTCATGGGGGCAAGATTGGTTTTGTCGAGCTTAAAGCACCAGGTAAAAAGCCTAGAGTTTTACAGGTGAAACGTATGAAGGATTTACAGGCTTTAGGTTTTAAGGTTTTCGTGGTTGATGACAAGAGTCAGATTGGAGGTGTGATTGATGCGATACGAGCCACATGAATATCAAAAGTATGCGACTGATTTTATTATCACACACCCGGTGTCAGCGGTTTTGCTTGAAATGGGACTTGGTAAGAGTGTGATAAGTCTTACAGCGGTTAACGACCTGATGCTTGACTTTTTTGATGTTTCCAGGACTCTTGTTATCGCTCCTCTTAGGGTTGCGAACACTACGTGGCCTTGTGAGTTAGAAAAGTGGGAGCATTTAAAACACTTGACTTATTCTGTTGTGACGGGTAGTGAGAAGGAGCGGATTCAAGCACTAAAAACGCCTGCTCACGTTTATATTATTAACCGTGAAAACGTGGAGTGGCTGATAATGAAAAGCGGCCTGCCGTTTAATTTTGACATGGTTGTGATAGATGAGCTTTCAAGTTTTAAATCGTATCAGGCGAAACGTTTTAAAGCATTACTGAAGGCTAGGCCGAAAGTTAAAAGGATTGTTGGTCTTACAGGAACTCCTTCTTCTAACGGGCTTATGGATTTGTGGGCTGAGTTTAGGCTGCTTGATATGGGTCAAAGGCTAGGCCGCTACATTACGTATTATCGGCAGAACTTTTTTAATCCTGATAAGCGTAACCAGCACATGATTTTTTCCTATAAGCCTAAAGATGGTGCTGAGAGTTTAATCTATAAGCAGATAGCTGATATTACGATTTCGATGAAGTCAAAAGACTATTTGAAAATGCCAGCGTGTGTGATAAACGAGGTGAAAGTAGAGTTATCCGGCAAGGAGCGAAAACTCTACGATGAGCTTAAAGCAGATATGGTGGTGTCGTTGGAGGGTAAAGAGATTGATGCGATTAACGCAGCGTCTCTTTCAAATAAGCTTCTTCAAATGGCAGGCGGCGCGGTTTATAACGAGAAAAAAGAAAGCGTTCATATTCATGATCGTAAGCTGGACGTGTTAGAGGATTTAATCGAGGCTGCTAACGGTAAACCGGTGCTTGTAGCTTACTGGTTTAAGCATGATCTTGAACGGATTAAGAATCGTTTTAACGTGCGTGAGATTAAAACGAGTGCTGATATTGCTGACTGGAATGCCGGCATGATTCCTGTAGCTCTAATACACCCGGCTTCTTCAGGTCATGGTCTTAACCTACAGGCTGGCGGCTCTACACTTATCTGGTTTTCCCTGACTTGGAGTTTGGAACTTTACCAGCAGACGAACGCTAGGCTTAACCGTCAGGGTCAAACCGACACGGTTGTAATCCATCACATCATCACTAAGGACACGGTTGATGAGGATGTGATGAGGGCTTTAAGCATGAAGGCTAAAGTACAAGATGCTTTAATCGAGTCGGTTAAAGCAAGACTATCAATTAACGAAGTGAGGGAAAGGGGTTCTAAAGAGAACTTACCTCAAAATGGAGGTAAGAATGAACAAAAAAGAATACTTACGGCAAGCCTATCTTCTTGATAAACGGATTAAAGCTGACATGGATGAAGTAGTAAGACTGCGTGAGCTTGCTACAAGTGTTTCATCATTAAGATACGACCGAGAGTATGTGCAAACGACTCGAAGCGTGGAAGCTCCGTTTGTGAAAGCTCTTATAAGGGTTATGGATTTAGAAGCAAAGATTAACATGGAGATCACGCTGCTTATCAGTTTGAAAGAGCAGATTTTGGATGTGATTTCTAAACTTGAAAGCGTGGATGAGCAGATGATTTTACGCTACCGTTACATGAGTAACATGACGTGGGAGGATATTGGCAACGAACTCCATGCTAGCAGAATGACGATTATCAGATGGCATGGGAAAGCATTAGAGCACATGGTTTTACCAGATAATCTAATCCAAATCTGAAAAAATGGTACGGTTTGGTACGCTCTGATACGAGATGACACTGCCTTCTATATGGTATTATATAGTTAGCAAAAATTATAAATACTAAGCCTTGGAAGAGTAATCTTTCAGGGCTTTTTTCATGCCTAAAAGGAGGGCACAACATGGATCAGATGGTATTACTAACACAGCAATGGTTAAACAAAACCTATGGTGATAAGCCTGGGTTTGGTTCAGTTATTACTGATGGGAATACTGGTTGGGATACAATTAATGGGCTTATTCGTGCTTTGCAGATTGAGCTTGGTATAACAGCAACAGCAAATAATTTTGGTGCTGGTACAACACGTAAATTTAATCAACGTTATCCACATGGTGTTAAGCAACAATCCGATAGTGATAAGTCGCAAAGTAATGTTTACTCGATTATTCAAGGTGCTTTATGGTGCAAGGGTTACTCTACTGGTAATGATATTACACAAAACTTTTATGGTGGTACTGGGAATGCTATTAAAGAGTTGAAGAATGATATGGGCATTGGTGGTGATTCTACTGTCACAATTGATGTAATGAAAGCTCTTCTTTCTATGCAGCAGTTCGTTTTACTAAAGCGTTACGGTGGTATTGACGTTATTAGGATTATTCAACAAACTATTAACCGAACCTATAAGGATTATACAGGTATCATTCCTTGTGACGGCTTGTATGGTCGAGAAATGAATACCGCACTTATCCAAATTTTACAGTCGTTAGAAGGCTATTCGCCTGATGATGCCACGGGTAATTTTGGACATGGTACACGAGGTAATTTGAAAACTATTAGCAGGCAAAACGCTTCTTCCTATGGTAAGTGGGTATGGCTAGCAAAAGCTGTACTTAATTGTATTAGATATGATTGTCTTCAAAATGAGAATTGGGATGATGATTTTGCTGAGCAACTCACTAAATTCCAGAAAGACTATAAGCTTCCAGTCAGCGGAGCACTTGATGTTAACACGTGGATGTCGTTGTTAACTAGTAAAGGCAATCCAGACAGAGCTGCCAAGGCATGTGACTGTGCAACGGTACTAAATGCTCAACAAGCTAAAGATTTAAAAGCGGCAGGATACCAGATTGTTGGAAGATATTTGACTGGGTATGTTGGAAAGTCAACATCTAAAGCTCTAACTTTAGATGAAATTAAAAACATAAAAAACGCTGGTCTTTCCGTATTTCCAATTTATCAAGATGGAGGATATTATCCTGAATATTTTGCGAATCCTAACCAGGGAACTGTTGATGCACAGGTTGCTATTTCCGCTGCAAAAAGGATTGGTATTCCTTCTGGTAGTACAATATACTTTGCTGTTGATTTTGATGCTTATGGATATCAGCTGGACAGCATGATTTTACCGTATTTCAAGAAGATAAGTTTACTATTCAACAGTTGTGAAAATATTAAGAAATACCAAGTTGGTGTATATGGCCCAAGATTAATCTGCTCAAAAGTAAGCAAAGCAGGATATGCTAAATATTCGTTTGTAGCGGATATGTCTACTGGTTTTAGTGGGAATTTAGGTTATGCAATTCCTAACAATTGGGCGTTCGACCAATTTAATGAATTCTCTTTCCAATCTAGACCGACTTTTGCTCTTGATAAAGATGCATATTCTGGAAGAGATAAAGGTATCGCAAAATTTGATAGTGTAACAAAAATGACGAAAGGCGAACTAGAAAAGGAAAATATAAAAGACAAAGTAAATATTGCAAGAACACAGTTTGTGTATGATGTAGTAGAGCCTCTACATCTGCTAAATCAGCTTACTAGTTTTGGTCTTTCATATAATAAAGAAATTATTCTTAGTTATACTGAACTGCCTACTATTAGTATTCAAACCTCGGTAGAAGCAGTAACAGAATTGATGACAGTGCCTAATAATTCCTACAACGTTTCGATAGAACTAAATAGTGATGGTTCTCTAAGTGCTGCATGTGAAAATAAAATTTCTAAAATTGCTAAAGATATTAGAATTATGAAGGGCGGAGACATGATTCAAAAATCTATAGCAAATATTGCAGCATCAGTAAAATCGGGTGATATTGCATTCACTGGAAAAGTTATTTCTCCAAATCAAGTGGAGTTAGCTATTGAGGTAATGTCAGAAAATCTATTACCAACATTAGATGATGTTGATGAACATATAACGGTGATTGTAAAATACTTAATTACATTTCGTGATTTTACAATAAAGGTTCCTGAAATTCCTGAAGATGTTGTTGAAATAGGTGTAGCAGTAGCGGGAGTAGTTGCTATTTGTGCTTTTGTTCCAGTATTAATTACAGGTATTTTGGGATTCTTAGTAACATTAGGGTTGGTTGTTGCTGCTGATGCATAGAATGCATGAAAGAGAATAGGATCTGCTTTATGATAAGGTAAAGTTAGATATTAGAATTTGGTGGAGTATGAATAAGATAAGTAAAAAAGCGAAAGTGCTGATATTTTGTATTTCAATAGTTGTGGCTATCGTTTGTTTTATCACCTTATTCTTGCATCGTATTGATAATAATGCATTTAATGCTCAAATTGATAGTAAAGAGAAAATAGCTTCATATAGGGCTAACTATAACTACATAGATGTATATAAGCAAAAAGATAAAATAATTATCAACACCTATTCTGATAGTAAGTTTGACGAACCAAATCGGATTGTTGTTCCATTTGAAGGTAAATTAAGTAAAAGTGATATTCTAGTAAAGTGGAAAACCGCAAATGGTGATGTTATTGAGCAAGATAGTGATAGTATCCTTGCGGCGAGTATCATCATTGAGAAAAATGGAAAAACTATATGTAATGAAAACATAAATTTTTGTGAAAAAGGCTGGAAAGTATTAAACGATGTAATTGGAAAATAGTGATATAGTTTTGTAAATGATTTTGTTAAAAGCTCTTTGAGATTATCTCAAAGGGCTTTTTTCATGCCCGAAGGGAGGATAAGTCTTGCCAAGAAAACCTAAAAGACCGTGTTCTTATCAAGGCTGTCCGAACCTAACTGACGGCAGGTTTTGTGAGAAACACTTAAAACAAGAGAACCGGCGCTACGAAAAATACGAGCGTCCTTATGATGCTCACAAGCGTTACGGCAGAGCATGGCAGAAAATAAGGGACTCTTATGTGAGAGAGCATCCTTTCTGTGAGCTTTGCTTTAAGAACCATATGCTTGTGCCTGTTGAGCAGGTTCATCATATTAAACCGATTGCTGAAGGCGGAACGCATGAGAGGAATAATCTTATTTCTCTATGCAAATCCTGTCACTCTAAAATTCACGCTAAGCGTGGAGATCGCTGGCATAACAAATAAAAACCACCCCAGGGGCGGTCAAAATCTCTAAAAACCTATTCCCCGGGGAACGGGCGCAGGGTCTCGCGTGCAAAAACAGCGTATTCAAAAGGGTAATAGGCAAAATCAGACAAGAAAAAAATTTTTTGAGTTAAAACTCACGTGGGAAGGAGGCGGAAAGTTTGCCTACAAAATCAAATAATATCGGCGGTCGTGGCGGCAGACGCGTAGGTGCCGGGCGTAAAAAGAAAGCGGTTGTTGAAAAAGCTAGTGAAGGAAACCCCGGTGGTAGGCCTTTAAGCGTTCTTGATATTCCGGAGCTTGAAGGTGCTGAAATGCCTGTCCCTCACGAGTTTTTATCCGCCACGCAAAAAGACGGTACTCAGCTTCAGGCTAGAGAAATTTTTGAAGAAACATGGAAGTGGCTAAAAGACATTGGTGTTAGCAGTAAAGTGCCATCTCCTCTTATTGAACGGTATGCGATGAGCTGTGCTCGTTGGATTCAATGCGAGGAAGTAACCAGTAAACTCGGGTTTCTTTCCAAGCATCCGACCACGGGTAAACCGATACCATCGCCTTTTATCAATATTGGTATTAACTACATGAATCAGGCGGTCAGGCTTTGGAATGAGATTTTCCAGATTGTGAAAGAAAACTGTTCGACTGAGTTTGATGGTGTTTCACCTCAAAACGATTTAATGGAACGCCTGCTTTTAACACGTAAAAAATTATAAGGAGAAAAATTATGATAGAAAAAGTAAATCCAAGTCACCCGGACAAGATTGCGGATCGTATTGCGGGAGCAATTGTTGATCTGGCTTACAAGCTGGATGAGAATCCGAAGATTGCTGTTGAAGTGATGCTCGGGCATGGTAAGTGTGCCGTGTGTATTGAAAGCACGGTGATGTTTAAGTTTAAGGATATTAAAAATATTATCCACCGTTTAAGCCCTGGGAAAGTAAAGATTGATATTACGGTTGTGCCGCAGGATAAGCATTTAAGCCGAAACCAGGATGGTATGGTTCGCTGCGCTGATAACGGGATTTTTAAAGGCGTACCGCTAACAGGCGAGCAGAAGAAACTTTCTGCTATTGCTCGAAAGGTTTATGAAAAGTATCCGTATGACGGCAAGTATGTTCTTGATGGTGAAAAGCTTATCATCTGCCAGTCTCACGCTAAACGAGAAGACTTATTGAAAGACTATCCGAGTGCGTTTGTTAATCCTTTAGGCGACTGGACGGGTGGTATCAGCGTGGATACGGGAGCGGTTAACCGAAAACTCGGGTCAGACATGGCTGATTCTGTCACGGGCGGCGGCCTTCATGGTAAAGATCTTACGAAAGCTGACGTGTCGGTTAATATTTACGCGTTTTTGAAAGCGCAGGAAACCGGCCGGGTGGTTGAGTTTTCTTGTGCTATCGGGGATGAAATGGTTGATGGTAAACCGTATTCGCAGATTGTGGAAATTGCGAAAGATTATATTGACTCGGTGGGTGGTTTTGAAAAGCTGGCTTGCTGGGGTCTTTTCTAACGGGAGGAAAGCTTATGGAAAAAGAAATGCAGTATTATTTGGCTGACGTAAGTGAGCTTATCCCGTATGTGAGAAACGCTCGCACACACTCTGAGGCACAAGTAGCTCAAATAGCGGCAAGTATTCGCGAGTTTGGTTTTTTATCCCCGATTCTAGTGGCGGAAGATAATACGATTCTTGCAGGCCACGGCAGGCTTGCCGCGGCATTAAAACTGGGTCTTAAAAAAGTTCCGTGTGTGAAAGAAAATCATTTAACTGAAACACAAAAGCGTGCTTATATTATTGCGGATAATAAGCTTTCACTTAACGCAGGCTGGGACAATGAGCTATTGGCTGTCGAATTGTCGGAGCTTGAAGGAGCTGATTTTAACCTTGATCTTCTCGGGTTTGACGAGGCGGAGCTTTCCAGTATTTTTGATGCTGATAAAGACGTAAACGAAGACGATTTTGATGTTGAAAAAGAATTGGAAGAACCGTGTTTTTCTAAAACAGGTGACATGTGGACGCTTGGCAGGCATCGTATTATTTGCGGTGATTCAACCGATTCTTCCACGTTTGAAAAATTACTCGGTGAAACAAAGGTAAATCTTGTTTGCACGGACGCACCTTATTTCGTGAACCTTGAAAACGCGTCAGGGAAAATTAAAAATGATGATTTAAGCGATAAAGAAGGCTACGAGTTTTTAATGAAAGTTTTTACCAACTTCAAAAACTCTATGGCAGCTGACGCGTCTATTTACGAGTTTTACGCGACCATGAAAGCGCGTGTTTTCTATGATGCTTTTGAGGATGCGGGGTTTAAGGTTGCGGCTGGTTTGATTTGGAAAAAGCCGAGAGCACCGCTGATGCGAACGGACTGGAAGTTTAATATGGAGCCGATTATTTACGGTTGGCGTAAAGACGGTAAACATAAGTGGTATGGCGATCAGAAACAGACAGCCGTGTTTGAATTTGACGGGATTAAAAACTCGAAGGAAGAAGGCTGTGGGCATCCTTCCAGTAAGCCCGTGCCGTTAATTGCTTATCTTATTAAACAAAGCACGCAAACAAACAGTCTTGTGTTAGACGGGTTTTTAGGTTCGGCATCCACGCTTATAGCCTGTGAGCAGATTGGCAGAGTCTGTTTTGGAGTGGAGCTTGAACCTAAATTCATTGACGTTGCGGTTAAACGGTATATGAAGTTTCACGATGATAAAACCAAGGACGTGCTTCTTATACGGGATGGGAAACAGTATAGCTTTAAGCAGGCAATTGAAATGATGAAAGAGGCTGGCGATGAGTAAAACACTTACACTCGCCAGCCTTTTTGATGGCTCGGGCGGTTTTCCTTTAGCGGCTACGCTTACAGGGATTAAACCTTTATGGGCAAGTGAAATCGAGCCGTTTCCTATAAGAGTTACCACTAAAAGATTGCCTTATGTTAAGCATTTAGGTGATGTGTCAAAGATTAAAGGCGATGCTGTGGATGCGGTTGATATTATCACGTTTGGAAGCCCATGTCAGGACATGTCGATTGCTGGTAAACGGGCAGGTCTTAGCGGTTCTCGCTCGAATCTGTTTTTTGAAGCGATTCGGATTGTTAAAGAGATGAGGAGGAAAACAGGTGGACAAAAACCAAGATATATCGTTTGGGAGAACGTTCCGGGAGCGTTTTCCTCAAATAAAGGAGAAGACTTCGAGAAAGTTATCAAAGAAATCTGTGCTGTCAAAGGACATACGTTTAATGCTCTTAGACCTGAAAAATGGAGCAGTGCAGGACTTGTTATGGCAGAAGATTTCTCACTCGCATGGCGGGTACTTGATGCTTCATACTTCGGAGTACCCCAGAGAAGAAAACGTATCTTTCTTGTCGCAGATTTTGATGGACAAAGTGCCGGAAAAATATTATTTGAGCAAGAAAGCATGCCTTGGGATTTTACGGCGTGCAGAAAGCCGTGGCAAGAAACTACCGGACATTTTGAAACAGGCACTGGTGATGCAATCGAAAGATACTGTTTAAACGATCAGGGCGGAAGCAGAATGGACGTGTTTGAAAACAAAAGCGGCACGCTTACAGCAAGCGTGGGTAACCATCCACCGCTCGTGTTTGAAAATCACGGACAGGACTCTAGATTTAAAGGACCGATAGATATTAGTAATACCATAGGAGCAAGTCTTGGAACTGGTGGTAATAATCAGCCTTTTGTGGTTTGTGATAAAACCTGTTTTGACGTTCGTCTAACATCACTCAACACGAAAAACAAGCGTGCTAACGTGTATGAAACGAAACTGGCAAGAACAATTAGCACAGGGCTAAATTCCCCTGAAGCTAATCAAGGCGGTCTTGCAATAGTGTACTCTACGAGTAAAAACTCGCATCACACAAACGCTCGTGCTGAAATGACAGACACGCTTGTGGCAAGTGACTATAAAGATCCTCCTGTCGTAAACGATATGAATGAGGATAAACACTATGTGGTTAGACGTTTAACACCGAAAGAATGCGCAAGACTGCAGGGCTTTCCTGACTGTTGGTGTGATAATCTTCAAACAGAAAATCCAAGCGATGAAGAGCTTATCTTTTGGCAGGATGTGTTTGAAACACATCGAAAACTAGTCACGAACGCCTGTAAGCCGAAAAGTAAAAATCAGATAATCAAATGGCTTAAAAATCCCCACACTGATTCGGCAGAATACAAGATGTGGGGCAACGGCGTGGCACTTCCCTGCGTGTATTTCGTTCTCAAAAATATTGCTTATTTTCAGGGAAAAGAAAGCACATAAGACTTGCTAAATACCTTCTTTAGAGTGATGTATATACACAAGGAAAAACCTAAAGGAGGTATTAAAATGAGCTTAGAATATGGCTTAAAAGGTTCTAAAAGAAAGCCACTCATACAAGCAATAGAAGATTTAACAGGTCTTAAAGCCACGTATCTGAAAACACCCAGCATGGCTTACAAGATAGGTCCTTTCACAGTCGGTAAAACTGGGACAGTAACATCTATGGATGATGAAAATCTAAAGGATCTAAAACAAATACTTGAGGGCGACTATGGTATAAGCCTTCCTAAAACACAAGATGAAAGCACACACATGCTTACACTCGAGTTTCCAAAAGATAAGCTGGATGTGGTAAAGCTTAGAAAAATCATCAAAAACAAGGGTGATTTAATTAAAAAAGCACTCGATGTGACAAGCCTTGAAATAGAAGAAAACGATGAAACAGTTAGTTTTCCCTGGTTTAAAGATGTAAGCCAAGACCATATGGATACTTACATGAAGCTTATTTTGGCTCTTTGCAAAATGAGTCTGGAAGTAAAACATGTGAATGAAACTAAGCATAAGCCGGTTAACGATAAGTATGCTTTCAGATGTTTTCTTCTTAGACTCGGGTTTATAGGAGACGAGTTTAAAAAGGATAGAAAGATTCTGCTTTCCCGTTTAGAAGGCTCATGTGCGTTTAGAAACGAAAGAGGTGAATGATGAGAACATTAAGTAGAGAACAGGTTGAAAAGCTTAGAAAAATTTATCCGACAGGTTGTTTGGTAGAGCTTATCTTAATGGATGATGTTCAGGCACCCCCTATCGGCACTCAAGGCAGAGTAAAAGGTGTTGATGATATGGGTTCAATCATGGTTTCCTGGGAAACAGGAAGCGGGCTAAGCGTTGTTTATGGCGTGGATAAATGCCGAAAAATTAGCGACTTTTAAGAACAATAATTAGTGGAAATACCAGCGGTTTTATCTCATTTATTGCTTGATAATATGTGCTTTTAGAGTGATATATAGTATCAGCAAAAGCACGTGCGCAAAGGAGAAACCTATGAAAAAAGAAACCTTACAAAGACTTACAAGCGAAGTTAAAGCCTGCAGACGCTACACATTAAACGCAATCAAAAAAGCTGAAGAAGGAAAAATTAGTTCGGCTATCAGCATGCTCGATATCGCGCAAACAGCAAAAACCTGCGCTGAGCAGGCCCACGAGGAGCTTTGGAAGGTAAGTGAAGGAAAACTAAACGATACGGAGTTTGAACCGTTTGCGGATGCTGAAACCTTGGACAAGGATATTCAAAAAGCCTATCAAGCAATTAAACAGGCAAGGAACTAAAAAGAAAAATTGGCGAAAAACAAAGAGAAATCGTGGAATTACCTGCGATTTTTTCTCATTTATGACTTGCTATTATGTGCTTTTAGAGTGATATATAGTACTAACAAAAAGCACAGACGCAAAGGAGAAAAACCATGTGGGAACAAGATACGCTTAAAGTAGAGAATCAGGTTGTAAACTACAGTATGAAGGTTTTTGAAGAGCCAAGCGAATATGGGATTAACCAGGGGCGAATTTCCAAGCTTACTTTGAAAAACAATAACAAGGTTATCGCAAACTACGATAGAGGCTGGGACATTATGCCAACAAGCAATCTTGCAAACGAGGCTTTAGAAATGATCCTCGACGCTAGAAACTAGAAACTAAAGTTTTATTAAAAGCAGCAGGGCTTTTAAGGCCCTGTTTCTCGTAAAAAAGAAAGAAATGATGTGGACGCTGAAGGCGTCTTTTTTTATGCCTAAAGAAAGGAGGAGCTTAAGTTGGAAAAATACGAGGTTACTAAGTTTAAAAAAGAAGATTCAACGTATAGTAAGGATTTGGCGGATTATGCTGTAAGTTTTATCGAATGTTTAACACACACGAAGGGAACGTGGGCTGGTAAGCCTTTTAAGCTCCTTGACTGGCAGGAGCAGATTATCAGGGACTTGTTTGGCGTGGTTAAACCGAATGGTTACCGTCAGTTTAATACTGCTTATATTGAAATACCTAAGAAAATGGGTAAAAGTGAGCTGGCTGCCGCAGTGGCACTGCTTTTATGCTGTGGGGATAATGAGGAGCGAGCCGAGGTTTATGGTTGTGCGGCGGATCGTCAGCAGGCAACAATCGTGTTTGATGTGGCGGCGGACATGGTTAGAATGTGTCCGGCTCTTAATCGTAGGGTTAAAATTTTAGCTTCGCAAAAACGTATTATTTTCCTACCAACTAACAGTTTCTACCAGGTCTTGTCGGCTGAAGCGTACTCTAAACACGGGTTTAACATTCACGGTGTCGTGTTTGATGAGCTTCACACGCAGCCAAACCGTAAACTTTTTGACGTGATGACTAAAGGCTCCGGGGATGCTCGCATGCAGCCACTATATTTTCTGATTACCACAGCCGGTACGGATACGCATTCTATCTGCTATGAGACGCATCAGAAAGCAGTGGATATTCTCGAGGGTAGGAAAATTGATCCAACTTTTTACCCAGTGATTTATGGTGCAAAAGATTCGGATGATTGGACGGATCCTAAGGTGTGGAAGAAAGCTAATCCTTCTCTTGGAGTGACGGTTCAAATGGAGAAAGTTAAGGCTGCTTTCGAGTCAGCCCGGCAAAATCCTGGTGAAGAGAATGCTTTCCGTCAGCTTCGTCTTAACCAGTGGGTGAAACAGTCTATTCGTTGGATGCCGATGGAAAAGTGGGATGCTTGCGGTTTTCAGGTGAACGAAGAAGAACTCGAAGGCAGGGTCTGCTATGGGGGTCTTGACCTTTCAAGCACTACCGATCTTACGGCTTTTTCGCTTGTGTTTCCGCCTTTAGATGAGTCGGATAAGTTTCGTATCCTACCATATTTTTGGGTGCCTGAAGAAACCTTGAGTTTGCGCGTGAAACGAGATCACGTGCCGTATGACGTGTGGGAAAAACAAGGTTTCATTAAGACTACGGAAGGAAACGTTGTTCACTATGGGTTTATTGAAAAATTCATCGAAACTTTAGGTGAACGTTTCAATATTCGTGAGATTGCTTTCGACCGTTGGGGCGCGGTACAAATGGTGCAAAACCTTGAAAACATGGGGTTTACCGTGGTTCCGTTCGGACAGGGATTTAAGGATATGAGTCCGCCTACAAAGGAGCTTATGAAGCTTGTGCTCGAGCAGAAAATCGCACACTCCGGTCATCCGGTGCTCCGCTGGAATATGGATAACATTTTCATCCGCACCGATCCTGCCGGGAACATTAAGGCAGATAAGGAAAAATCAACCGAGAAAATCGACGGTGCTATAGCCACCATTATGGCACTTGACCGTGCAATCAGGTGTGGCAACCAGAATACGGAAAGCGTGTATGACAATCGCGGGATTTTGTTTATGTAGGAGGCGACAATGAACATTTTTAGCAGACTATTTAAATCAAGGGATAAGCCTGAAAACAAGATAGCAGGTGGCGGTTATCGTTTCTTAATAGGTACGTCCTCGTCCGGTAAAAGGGTGAATGAGCGTTCGGCGATGCAGATGACGGCTGTCTACTCGTGTGTGCGTATCCTGTCTGAGGCGGTGGCGAGCTTGCCGCTTCACGTGTATGAGCGGACGAGTACGGGTACGGCTAAAGCGGTTAAACATCCTTTATATAAGGTGCTTCATGATGAGCCGAATCTTGAAATGACAAGCTTCGTGTTTAGAGAAACCTTGATGACGCATCTATTGTTATGGGGTAATGCTTACGCGCAGATTATTCGAAACGGTAAAGGCGAGGTTTTAGGCTTATACCCTTTAATGCCTGATCGTATGAGAGTTGACCGTGATGAGAACAGTCAAATTTTTTACGAGTATACGTTAAATGATAGTGATGTTTTAGCGGGTAAAGAAACGAGTGTGAAACTTAAACCTTTTGACGTGCTTCATATTCCCGGTCTTGGTTTTGACGGGCTTGTTGGCTATTCGCCTATTGCGATGGCAAAAAACGCTATCGGCATGGCGATAGCTACGGAAGAGTACGGTGCATCGTTTTTCGCTAACGGTGCTACACCAAGCGGCATCTTGGAATACCCCGGAACAGTAAAAGATCCGTCTGGTATGAGGGATAGTTGGAATAAGGGGTTCTCGGGTTCTAACTCGCATAAGATAGCGATTTTAGAGGAAGGCATGAAGTATACGCCTATTTCTATTTCGCCTAACGAAGCACAGTTTCTTGAAACTCGTAAGTTTCAGATTAACGAGATTGCTCGTATTTTTAGAGTCCCACCACACATGGTTGGTGATTTAGAAAAGTCGAGTTTTTCTAATATTGAGCAGCAGTCGTTGGAGTTTGTGAAATACACGCTTGATCCTTGGGTGGCGCGTTTTGAACAGTCTATTACGAGACGGCTTTTTACTGATAAGGAGAAAGAAACCTATTATGTGAAGTTTAACGTGGATGGTCTTCTTCGAGGAGACTATCAGAGTCGTATGAATGGTTATGCTACTGCTCGTCAAAACGGTTGGATGAGCGCAAACGATATTAGACAGTTAGAAAACTTGGATAAGATTCCTGCCTGTGAGGGTGGTGACTTGTATTTGATTAACGGCAACATGCTCCCGCTTAACCGTGCAGGAGCGTTCGCAAACAGTAGTGGAAAGGAGGAAAAAGGTAATGAGGAAGTTTTGGCAGTGGAAAAACCAAAAGGAAAACAATGAGACTAATGAGAATAATGAGATTTTTGAGAGGACACTGTTTCTTAACGGTACGATTGCCGAAGAATCATGGTTTGATGATGATGTAACCCCACAACTTTTTAAAGACGAGTTAAACGCTGGTAGTGGGAATATTACCGTGTGGATTAACTCGCCTGGCGGGGATTGTGTGGCTGCGGCACAAATCTATAACATGCTCATGGATTACAAGGGTTGTGTGACGGTAAAGATTGATGGGATTGCAGCTTCGGCTGCATCAGTGATTGCGATGGCTGGCACAAAGGTTTATATGAGCCCGGTGTCAATGCTTATGATTCATAATCCTATGACTGTTGCTTTTGGCAACAGAAACGAAATGGAAAAAGCAATATCAATGCTTGATGAGGTAAAAGAGTCCATTATTAACGCTTACGAGATTAAAACAGGGCTTAACCGTGTGAAACTCTCGCATTTAATGGATTCGGAAACGTGGATGGATGCTAACAAGGCGGTAGAACTCGGGTTCGCGGACGGTGTTTTAACTAGAGGTGAAACCGCTGATATTGGCATACCACAGGTTTCAACATTGTATTCGAAATTAAGCGTGCAAAACACGTTATTGGAAAAAATATGTAAAGCCTGCCGGATAAGCGGTAAGGAAACAAACAATATTAGTGCAGACGATCTTATGGACCGTCTTTTTTTAATCAAAAATTGGAGGTAAATATGATGAACAGTATTTCAAACATGGTTGAGAAACGTAACAAGGCGTGGCAGGGTGCGAAAGCTTTCCTTGAGTCTAAACGTGACAAGGACGGGCTTATTTCAGAAGAAGACGCGAAAACTTACGATGAGATGGAAGCGAAAGTGAAAGCTTACAGTATGGAAATTGATCGTTTAGAGCAGATGGAAAAAATGGATAAAGAGCTTTCAAAACCAACATCCGAGGCGATTGTTGCAAAACCTATGAAAACAGGTGTGAACTCTGAAAAACAAGGTCGTGCGCGTGACGAGTATAAGCAGGCGATGCTTACAGCTCTTAGAAGTAATTTTAAACGAGTCGATAACGTGTTGCAGGAAGGCGTGGACGCTGACGGCGGGTATCTTGTGCCGGAAGAATACGATAATCGTCTGATTGAAACGTTGAAAGAAGAAAACATTATGCGTGTTCTTGCCACCACTATTACTACTAGTGGAGAGCATAAGATTAATATTGCGATGAGCGATCCTGCGGCGGCTTGGATTGAAGAAGGCGCAAGCCTTAACTTTGGTGATTCCAAGTTCGCACAAATCCTGCTTGACGCTCATAAGCTTCACGTTGCGGTAAAAGTTACTGAAGAACTCTTGTATGATAATGCGTTTAACCTCGAGAATCATCTTCTCACATCCTTCGGCATGGCTTTGGCTAACGCTGAGGAAGACGCTTTTCTTAACGGGGATGGTGTTGGAAAACCGACTGGTATTTTCAACAAGAAAGACGGCGGCACGTTCATTAAAGAAACTGCCGGTATTAAAACTGATGATCTGATTGATCTTGTTCACGCTTTGAGGCGACCATACCGTAAAAACGCGAGTTTTATTATGAACGATAAAACGGTCGCGAGCATACGAAAACTTAAAGACAATAACGGCGCGTACGTTTGGCAGCCTTCATACCAGGATGATGAGCCGAACAGGATTCTCGGATACCCGGTATACACGTCTGCTTACGCGCCTGAAAACATGGTAGCTTTTGGCGACTACTCGTACTACAACATTGGCGACCGTGGTTCACGCTCGTTTAAAGAGCTTACCGAGCTTTTCGCTGGAAACGGCATGATAGGTTTTGTCGCTAAAGAGCGTGTAGACGGCAAACTCGTGCTTAAAGAAGCAGTACAGATTCTACCTGTTAAAACAAGCGTAGCAGCTTAAAAGACGGTTAAAAGTTAAGGAGGGGTGTTGATGATAGTTACAGTTGAGGAAGCAAAAAACTATCTTAGGGTGGATAGTCGAGAAGATGATGAGCTTATCAACACCCTTATTCGTTCTGCTGAAAAACTCTGCCAGGGAGTAGCTCGTAAAAACGATAGTAGTTTGATTAGTGAAAACTTTGATGAGTATCGGCTCGCAGTCTTATACGCTACAGGCTACTTGTATGAGCATCGGGAAGAAGCCGACCATCACGCGCTAACTCTCACTTTACGTTCGATGCTTTTTACTGTTAGAAAAACGGGGTTTTAAATGAGAATAAGTTTATTAAATGAGCGTATTGTGCTGCTTAAAAACAGTGTAGAGGTTGATGAGGTTGGTAATCATAAGATTAAGTGGAGTAAATATTACGAGTGTTACGCGACGGTGAGTGCTGAAAGCCCATCTGAGCAGACTTCGGCAGGAAACGTGTGGGATGAGTCAAAAATAGATTTTACTATCCGCTATTCGAAAGAAACCACTGCAATATCATCTATTGGTTACAGGATTATTTTCCATGATACGGTTTATGAGATTTTAGGCGTTGACCACATGAATTATAAGAAGAAAAGCCTGAAACTTCACTGTAAGAGGTGTAAAAAGTGAGCAAAACAGGAGTAGATAATCTTTCAAACAGGATAATAAAAGAGCTTAAAACTTACGCTGATACTACGAGTGAGAAAGTAAAAGAAGCAGTTAAAAACGTGAGTAAAACCGTTAAAGAAGATATAGAAAACACTGCTCCGAAACGCACAGGTAAGTATGCGAAAAGTTGGGCGGTGAAAACTGTTAAAGAAACAGAAAACGCTCTCACACTGGTAGTTCACTCAAAAAACAAGTATCAGCTTACACACTTGTTAGAGTACGGTCACGCTAAACGAGGCGGAGGACGTGTGGAAGCAAGAGCACACATTAAGCTTGCGGAAGAAAAAGCGGTTAAAAGTTTCGAAGAAAAAATAAGGGAGGCGATAGAACATGACTAAACTTTTAAACATTATGCAAGAGATAGGTTTTCCTTTTGCTTACCATCATTTTGCTGAAGGAGAATCACCTTCTCCACCGTTTCTTGTGTTTCTTACGCCTGCAAGCAGTAATTTTTCTGCAGACGGGAAAGCGTATTTTAAAGCAAACGAAGTTCATATTGAACTATACACAGATTATAAGAATCCTAAGGTGGAAGAAAAAGTTGAAGCCGTGCTTGATAGGCACGGCATTTTTTATAACAAAACAGAGACGTTCATAGAGTCGGAAAAGCTTTATGAAACACTCTACATTTTTGAAATGGAGGTAACAGAAAATGGGAAACAAGGTTAAATACAATCTTAAAAACGTGTACGCGGCAAAACTTAAAAAAGACTCGAGCGGAAGTTTTAACTATGATGCGCCTAAACCTATTCCGGGAGCTGTGAGCATAAGCCTTGATGCGGAAGGTGAATCCTCACCGTTTTACGCTGACGGGATTGTCTACTTCCGCTCGACTGCGAACAACGGTTACAGTGGCGACTTGGAAATGGCTCTTATACCTGAATGGTTTAGAACAGAAATATTAAAAGAAAAACTTGATAAAAACGGTGTGCTGGTAGAAAAAGCAACTACCGGTGAAGCAGAAAAGTTCGCACTTCTTTTTGAGTTTGACGGTGACGTTAAAGCAATCCGCCACGTGCTTTATAACTGCTCGGCTTCCAGACCTTCTATCGCTTCGGAAACCAAGGAAGACACGATAGAACCGGGTACTGAAACACTCTCGCTCACGGCTGATCCTAGAGAAGATGGGCTTGTGAAATCCCGTAGCGGGGATACGACATCTGATGAAATTTACGCTAACTGGTATAAGAGCGTGTACGTTCCTCAAAACATGACAGAGGTTAAACCTAAGTAAAAGGAGTGGTGAATATGATTGAAAAAACAGTAAAAATCGGTGGCAAAGACGTGAAGTTTCGTTCTTCTGCCACTATTCCAAGACTGTATCGTATCAAATTCAAGCGTGATATTTTTCAGGATCTTTCTAAACTCGAAAAATCGTATAAGACTAAAAGCACCGGGTTTGAGATTGATGATCTGGAGATTTTTGAAAACGTAGCTTATATCATGTCCTACCATGCGGATAACACGATTCCTGAAACGATTGAAAAATGGCTCGATGAGTTTGAAATGTTTTCTATCTACGAGGTGCTGCCTGAAATTTTGGAGCTTTGGGGTGCGAATTTACAAACACAGGTTCAATCTAAAAAAAAGTTACGTCAACTACAAGAGAAATGACGACCGCATTATTTCTTCTTAGATGCACAGAGATTGGGATAAGTATTTGTGAACTGGATCTTTTAACTATCGGCATGATTTTAGACATGTGGACGGAGAAAGCAAACGATAGTGTGAAATACGATAGGCTCGCAAGCCAGGCAGAATTCGACAGGTTCTAGACGAGAACCAAGCATTCGTATGCAAGGCGTTAAAATATCTGAATTTTTTTATTCCTAAATTAAGAGAAAAGGAGGTGAAGTTATGGCAAACAGGATTAAAGGTATTACCGTTGAAATCGGTGGAGATACGACAGGCTTGGATAAAGCGTTAAAAGACGTGAATACGACTATCCGATCCACGCAAGCTCAGCTTCGTGACGTAAACAGGCTGTTAAAACTCGATCCGTCCAACGCTAAACTTTTAGCACAAAAACAGCAGTTGTTGCAGCAGGAAATAGCAAACACTTCCGAGAAACTTAACGCTTTAAAACAGGCGGATAAGCAGGCTAAAGTACAGCTTGAAAACGGGGATCTCGGTAAAGACAAGTATGATGCACTGCAGCGTGAGATTATTGAAACCGAGCAGAATCTTAAAAATTTAGAACAGCAGGCAAAGAAAGTCCCATCAGCGTTAGCAGTTTCTATGAAAGAAACCGGGGATAAAATTAAAAGTGTCGGTGAGAAAACAGCCCAAGTCGGCACAAGCTTATCCACGCATGTTACCGCACCAATTGTGGGGCTTGGAGCTGCGTCTTTAGCCGCGTTTAACGAAGTTGATGCCGGCATGGACACAATTGTTACTAAAACAGGCGCAACAGGAAAAGCACTGGAGGGTATGCAAGATAGTATGAAAAATCTTGCTACCAGTATTCCTACTGATTTTCAAACCGCAGGTGCTGCTATCGGCGAGGTGAACACAAGATTCGGTTTAACAGGTAAAAGCCTTGAAGACCTGTCAGGCAGGTTTATTAAATTTGCTCAAATTAACAACATGGACGTTTCCACGGCTGTTGATAACACGCAGAAAGTTGTGGCTGCTTTTGGGCTTAAAGCACAGGATGCCGGGGCTTTACTTGATACGATGAACGCTGTAGGCCAGCGTACCGGTGTCAGCATGGATACGCTTGCTAAAACCATGGTGACTAACAGTGCCTCCTTACAGCAGCTTGGGTTTAGTGCATCGGATGCTGCTAATTTCTTGGGCAATGTTGAAATGTCGGGTGCTGACACGTCACAGGTTATGACTGCTCTAACTAAAGCACTAGCTGCTGCTACTGCTAAAGGCACGCCTATGAAACAGGCTTTAGAGGATATTCAAAACAGTATGGTGAATGCGAAAAGCGACACTGAAGGTTTAAAAGTAGCTTATGAGCTGTTTGGTAAGCGTGCGGGCGCGGCTATTTATCAGGCGTGTAAAAACGGTTCACTGTCTTTTGCTGAGCTTGGTACTTCCCTTAAAGATAATGCTGGCAGTGTGGAGAAAACGTTTAACGAAACGCTTGATCCGATAGATAAGTTTAAGACTTCAATGAATAGTCTGAAAATCGTGGGAGCAGATCTTGGCAGTTCTCTTGCAACGGTTTTACAGCCTATGCTTGAAAAGTTCGCTTCCTGTATGAAATCTTTAAGTGAAGCTTGGAACGGATTGTCTCCGGGAATGAAGGATGCGATAGTAAAAATCACGCTTATTGCTGCAACAGTCGGTCCTGTGCTCATTGTGATCGGGAAAATTATTAGTGCTGTTGGAACAATAACTTCTGCTCTGGGAGGGTTAATCGGACTTCTTGGAGGAACAGCCACAGCCACTACTGCGGTAGGTGTGGCAGGAGGAGCAAGTGCTGCAGGAACAGCGGCGGCAGGGACAGCAGCAGGAACAGCGGCTGTAGGGTTTGGAGCGTTAAACGTTTCACTTCTTCCTATTATCGGTATTATTGCGGCGATTATTGCCGCTGTTGTGGCGATTATTGCGATTATTAAAAACTGGGGTGCTATAAGCGAATGGTTTAAAAACCTGTGGCAGGGTGTTTGCCAGAGCGTGAGCAGTATTTGGCAAAACATCTCGGAGTTTTTCCAAAACGTGTGGCAAGGCTTAGTTCAGGTTTTTACCGGCGTGTGGGATACGATTAAAAACGTGCTCACGGTAGCTCTCATGTTTATCGTAGAGCTTATAAAAGGCTATTTTTCGCTTATCACACTACCGTTTAGGCTTATTTGGGAAAACTGTAAAGACGTGATTATAGGCGCATGGGATGCGATTAAAACCACGGTAAGTAGCGTGCTTGAAGCCATAAACAGTGTAATAACAAGTGTTATGAACACGATTATGTCGTTTATAACAAGCGTGCTAAACACTATAAGCAGCGTGTTTACGAGCGTATTCAATGCGATTTTAAGTGTTGTAACCTCTGTTTTTAACAGTATAAAATCGGTGGCTGAAACTATATGGAATGGAATTTGCAGTGTTATAACAAACGTGGTGAACACAGTTAAAAATACGGTTTCTACGGTGTTTAACGCGGTGGCAGGAGTTGTAGGCAACGTTTTTAACGGTATTAAAAACACGGCTGTATCAATTTGGAATGGTATTAAAAACGCTATCATCACTCCGATTGAAGCGGCGAAAAACAAGGTTAAGGCAGTAGTTGACGCTATAACAGGCTTTTTTGCAGGTATTAGACTTAGTCTTCCTCATATTAAGCTTCCTCATTTTAGTATTAGAGGACACTTCTCACTCGCACCACCGTCTGTACCGTATCTTGCTATCGACTGGTATAAGAAGGCAATGGATAAGCCGATGCTGTTAAACGGGGCTACTATCTTCGGTGAGAAAAACGGGCATTTGCTTGGCGGCGGTGAAAAAGGTCCTGAGGTGATTATGGGGCTTGATGCTTTGCAGAATATGAGTGCGGGAGCAAACACGCAAATGCTTAGTGTTATGAACCAGATTCTAGCGATTATGGACTCGTATTTCCCACAGTTTTCCAACCAGAGTATTGTGCTTGACTCAGGCGAGCTTGTGGGCGGTATTGCAAACAAGATGGACAGTGAGCTTTTCAAGCTTCAAACAAGAAAAACAAGGGGGTGGTAAAAGTGTATGGCATGACAATAAACGGGTTGCATAGTTTTAAGGATTTAGGCTTAGTTCCAACACTTAAGCCACATGTTAATCTACCATCCCCAAGGTTTAGCTATCTGGAAGTGCCGGGAAGATTGGGAAGTTTTGATCTTACGGAAAGTTTAGCAGGTGAAGTTTTATACGAAATGCGTGAAGGCAGTTTTGAGTTCATTGTCGCAGATAAAGGCGTGTGGCAGAAAGCTTACGAGAGGCTTAAACGTGATGTTCACGGGCTTAAAACAACACTTGTATTGGACAGTGAATCTTCCTTTTACTATCAGGGTCGAGTGTGGGTAAGTGATTTTAAATCGGATAAAAACTATGAAACGATTACGCTTAACTACAGGCTAAACCCTTATAAGCACCGTGTTTTAGACATTAAAACAGGTGGCGTGTACACGTTAAAAAACGTGCAGGTTAAAGACAAAAAAGAAATCAGGCTTACCCGTGATTTTGATATGACGCTTATACCTGAATTTACTAATAAAACACTAAACACAATAAGTGTTGATTTTAAAGGAAAAACCTACAGTCTAAAACAAGGCGTATCTCGTTTCCCTGAACTTAGAACACGCGAAAATAATATGACGCTTACGTTTCAAGGCACAGGCACACTTGATATTTCCTACCTAAGGGGGTGGTTATAAATTGTACAGAATAACTCTTGATGAAACAGCCTTGTATTATCCGGGCGACACTAAGAATGTTCTTCTTGACGCGACGCTTAACGTGGAGCTTAACACTGCAGGCACGCTCGTGTTTACCTGCCCGAAAGAAAATCCCTGCTATGAGAAGTTTTTTAACAGAAAATCAGTAGTGAGCGTGTATCGCGGTGAGAAAGAAATTTTTACAGGAGAGGTAAGAGAACAGGAGAAAGACTTAAACCAAAACAAGAAAGTAGTATGCGCAGGTCTTTTAACGTATCTTGCAGACAGTATTCAGCCGCAGAGAGAATACCATGATCACACACCTTACCAACTGTTGGAAAAATTCCTAAACATTCATAACGAGCAGGTGGATGACAGGAAAAAGATTCATATCGGAAAAGTCAGTGTGACAGATCCCAATAATTCCCTGTACAGGTTCACCAATTTTGAGACAACGCTTGAAGCGATTATGGGAAAAATGGTTGATAAGCTGGGCGGATACTTAAAGCTAAGACGAGAAAAAGACGGGCTGTACCTTGATTATCTTCGCTTGGAAGAAATGGGTAAAATGGCGAAACAGCCGGTTGAGTTTGGTCTTAATATGCTTGATTATACTGAAAACTTATCTGCAGAAGATGTTTCTACAGCGATTATCCCTTTAGGCAAAGAACTGGAAAGTGAAAACAGTAAAAACGAGGTTCTTAAAAAATACACTGATATTACAAGCGTTAATAACGGGAAGAATTATCTTGTTTCCACCTAGGCAAAGAGTGCATTTGGCTGGGTTTGTAAAGTCGTTAGATGGGATGATGTTGCTGTTCCTGAAAACCTGTTACGTAAAGCCTCCCTTTGGCTTAAAGATAATCAGTTCGAACAGACAGAGCTTAACTTAAGCGCGGTTGACTTATCCGAGTTTGACCTTGATTTTGAAACTATTGAGTGCGGAGACAGAGTTAGGTGCATAGCAGCACCTTTTGGCATGGACCGGGTATTTCCCGTGATGAGACAGTCTATTCCATTGCAAAAACCCGGTGAGATGAAAATCGTCCTGGGCAGTCAAACCAGACGAAGCTATGTGCAAAGCTCACATAATTCTGTGCAAAGCTTGCGTGAAGAAAGCCTTGCAACAAGAAAAATAGATAACGAGCGTGTGCAAAGTGAAATCAACAATATTAAAGCACAGATGAACATCACCTCAGGCGGCTACAAGGTAACAGAATATGATGATTCAGGCAGATGGTTAAGAGACCTTTATATGGATACGCCTGATAAGAATACTGCTACAAAGGTATTACAGGTTAATATGAACGGGATTGGCGGAAGTCATAACGGTTTTGCAGGACCTTATAATACGGCGATTACTTTAGACGGGCGTGTTTACGGAGATAGAATTATCGGGCATTCGATTGATGCTGAGAAACTTTCAGTTTCTTACACTTCGCAGGTGGAAAAGCAGATTAGTAACGCAAAACAGGAAGCTATTTCTGATAGTGATGAGAAACTTAAAAGCTACTATACGATAAACGAGGTTAACACCAAGTTTTCTGTAACAGATCGAAAGATTGAGTCAAGTGTTGAAACAGTTAATCAAAAACTGGAGCAGAAAAACGGTAACTATTACGGCACGTATACTCCCTACTCTTCTAATGCTCCGGCTAACTCTTGGACAAGCAGAAGTGAGAAGTTAAACCACGTGGGAGATTTTTTCTTCGACACTCAAACAGGCTACGCCTACAGGTATCGAGTTAAAAGAGACTGCTTAGAGATCAAGTTTAACAGTAATTGCCGTACGGAAAGCGCAAACTATGATTGGGTGGAAGTTTTCTATGAGTCTGAGGGTAAGATTCACGTTTTACCGAAACTTGGCGGTGCGGACATAGCAGATAAAAGCATCTTTGTGCCAAACAATACGTTCTGGCTTTATTTTAGAAGCGATGGTTCAAGCCATGATTATTACGGTTTTAAGATTGATGCGATAAGAAAAAGTGGTTCAAGGAAAGAAGTTCAAGATAGTTTAGCGGTTTTACCTAACGATGCCGGAAACATAATAGAACTGTCAGGCAGCAACTATCCTGAGTCAGAGCATGATCCGTATCAGGATAATACAAGAAAACTCTGGCGGTATACGTCAAATGAGAGTCTTGACAGCTACCTGGAGTTTGATTGGGTTAGAGTTAGTGATAAAGACATTCAGGCTGCTAAAGAAACAGCTGACAGAGCTATATCTAAAGTTTCTATTGTTGAAGACTCGATTACTTCCATGGTGAAAAAGGGTGAGTTCGGTTCGTTTATGCGGCAAAACTACAACAGTTTTCTGATTGGATTTAACGAGTCAAGCAACTATGTTCAAATCACTGCAGGGCAAATAGGTCTTTACAACGGGTCGATTGATTCTGATAGTAAGCGTGCCGTATTTGATCAAAACGGTAACCATTTTTATCGTGATGGCTACTATGTGGGAAAAATCGGAACGAATCAGTGGAATAAAGACGACTCTCATAAAGGGCTCGTGTTTGACCTCTCTCCTGAAGGAAAGTATATGGCTTTCGCGCAAAAAGAATCATCCTATTCTAATTCGTATAATACGATGCTTTGTTTTTCACGATCAGGCAGTATATATGACGAGTACGGCTTGCATTTAGGTTGTAACTTTTATGCCCACGGTTTCAAGGTTATAAAACCGCAGTGGGAAGGAGGCTTTGGAACTACGGCCACCATTCATTATGTGCAGGTACTTGATGTGGATGAGTACGGCAAAGTAAGAAGATGGGGTGAAAACGGGCGCATGGTATTTAAAAACGGTATCCTCATGGACTTGACTTTCTACAACTAAGGAGATGAATATGGCAGAACTTATTATTAACACAAACGAGGTTGTGATAAACGAAGGTACTAAAAACAGTGACATAAAAGTTGCTAAAACTGTTGATGAGAGTATGGAACTAGAGCAGTTTATCAGCAACAGTAAGTACGCAAAGATGATAGAAGATATCAATCGCAAACTTGATATTCTAATCGAGGAAAAGGAGGTGGAAGATGGAAAAGCCGACCATTAACTATGCGATAGCTACACAAAAGTTTAGAGCGAAGTTAAGCGATGAGATAGTGTCTTTGCAAAAAAGCATCCCTATCCCGACCTACATGGTTGAAGGCATCATCGCGTCAATTTTAGCTGACATACGCTCAGCGGTGATAGCTGAAAACACGATGGAACATATTGCTTTTAGTGAGGAAAACACAAAGTATTACGAAGAACAGTTAGAAAAACTAAACGAGGAAATCCTAAAACTTAAAGCAGAAAAAGAAGAAAAACCATAAGGAGGAAAGCCTTATGTATAGAGGAACAACACCTACAAACGTGTTCAGGACAGATGTGGATTTAGAAAACGCATCTGTCCTTTTTGTTAGCTATAAGCAAAACGGAAAAGTTGTTTTAGAAAAAAGCTTAGAGGATGTGAGTGTTAAAAAGACGCTTGTAACAGTCAATCTCACGCAGAAAGAAACACTTTTGTTTCAAGACGGTATTGTCACGATTTAAATCAGAGCCAAGTTTCCCGACAACACGGCTATCGCTTCAAATCTGATACGAACAACAGCTGAAGAAATAGTAAAGGACGGTGAGATTTAATGGCAGAACTACAGGCAAGTTTTAAACACAATACAGATATGAGCGCATCTTTTGAAAGCATCATAAAAGTAACAGGCGAAGAAACAACGGATTACAACAGGCTTACTAACCTGCCGAAAATTAACCAAGTAAAGCTTATAGGCAATAAAACGCTTTTAGAGCTGGGACTTTGCTCTATCAGCAATATCGAACTCGAAGAACTACTTAAATAAGGAAGGAAATTATTATGCAAACCAAATTTTTAGACAACAACGGACTTTTATACGTTTGGAAGAAAATCAAGGAAAGCTTTGTGAAAAAAGAAGAGCTGACAAAAGCCTTGGAAACAGTGCCGAAGAAAGTTGCGGATTTAAGTGATGCGGCAAACTATGCACAAGTATCTTCAGTGCCCACCAAGGTGGAAAACCTGACAGATGCGTCAGAATACGCGAAGAAAACCGACATCGTGACAAACGTAGAAAATCTTCAAGGCATTGACGCGTATGCGAAAACAAGCATGTTACCGACAAAAGTAGAACAGCTGGAAGACGCAGCGAATTATGTGAAAAAGACAGACCTTACTGAAGAGGTAAAGCATCTTGTCGGCAACATTCAATCAATTGATTTTAAGGTGGTTGATAGCCTGCCTCAGACAGGTGATAAGGCAACAATCTATCTTATAAGCGATAACAAGGGTGAAAACGATGCGTATGATGAATACATTTATGTAAACGACAGGTTTGAAAAAATCGGTACAACATCAGTTGATTTAAGCGACTATGTGAAAAAAGAAGATGTTAAAAGTATCAGCAATGAAGAAATCGATGCACTGTTTGTGTAGGTGAAGCTTATGGCAGACAGGTTTTTAGGCAAAGAAGGTTTACTTAGGCTGATAGAAAAATTGAAAGGAAAATTTGCCACACTGGACAGTCCTGCTTTTACGGGAAAACCGACTGTTCAAACACCAACCTATATACCGGACACCAGAGGAAAAGAAATCGTTAACCGTGAATACGTGGATTTCGTAACAAAGCTGTTGATACATCAGGAAATGCCTAAGCTTCCCCGGCAATTCAAATGGGTTATTACACCTGATTCTTGGCAGGAAGTACTAGATGGTTATGTGTATGGCTTTTTTAACGAAAAATACTACAAGCCACATAAAGAACAGTACCCCAACAATGCACAGGAACAGAATGTAGCACTCGATATAAAAATCGACTTTGAAAGACTTCCGTCTATGAGGTTTTATGGCACGGGAGATATTAAGGAGGTTTGCAAACTAACTATGGCAATCGGCAGTGATTGGCGGATTTACTGTTATGGGGATAAACCTTCAAACGAAATACCGGTAATTATTACGTTTATGCAGGTAGAAGATGTAACTGATCTTATTAAGGAGGCGGTAGAATGAAAGAATTTTGGAATACACTACAGCTGGCTTTCACAGTAGTAGGCGGCTGGCTGGGATACTTTTTAGGCGGGTGCGATGGTTTAATCCTCGCACTTCTTTTATTTGTGGTAATTGATTACATCACAGGCGTGATGTGTGCGGCGATTGATAAAAAGCTTTCAAGCAGCGTGGGTTTTAAGGGCATCTTCAGAAAGGTGCTCATTTTTATGCTTGTTGGCATAGCAAACATTATAGATTTTCAGGTTATTAAGCAAGGAAGCGTGATTAGAACCGCGGTAATTTTCTTTTACCTGTCTAACGAAGGACTTTCACTCATTGAAAACGCGGCTCACCTGGGGCTTCCCGTGCCTGAGAAATTAAAAAACGTTTTAGAACAATTACACGACAAAGACAGAAAGGACAATACTCATGAGTAAAAAAGGAATAGACGTGTCAGTCTGGCAGGGTGATATTGATTTCAACGCGGTGAAAGCATCCGGCGTTGAGTTTGTGATCATTCGAGCAGGATACGGTATCGGACACAAAGACAAGTGGTTTGAGGAAAACTATCGTAAAGCAAAAACAGCCGGTCTTGATGTTGGAGCTTACTGGTATTCGTACGCAAGCTCTGCAGGTGAGGCGGCTTTAGAGGCTCAAAGCTGTGCGAACATACTTTCAGGTAAGAGTTTTGAGTATCCTGTTTACTTTGATTTGGAAGAAAAAAGCCAGCTTAACCGTGGACGGGATTTCTGTGATTCTTTGATTACAAGTTTTTGTAACAAGCTGGAAGCTTGCGGGTATTATGCAGGTTTTTACACTTCGCTTTCAGTAGCTAATAACCTTGTGTCTTCTCATGTTAGAGACCGTTACGCTTTGTGGATCGCACAGTGGAACACGCACTGTGATTATCAAGGCTCATATGGTCTTTGGCAATACTCGTCAAGTGGCAGTGTTAACGGGATAGCCGGAAGAGTTGACATGGATTATGCTTACGTTGATTATCCAAGCGTGATAAAAAACGCTGGGTTAAACGGGTATCAAAACGGTGGCTCTTACACTGCTCCTCAAACATCAAGCATTGATGAAGTGGCAAGAGAAGTTATTAACGGTGATTGGGGTAACGGAAATGAGCGTAAAAACCGTTTAACCGCTGCCGGATACGATTATACGAGCGTGCAAAATAAAGTTAATGAACTTCTTGGTGTTAAAGCCTATAGAAAGTCAGTTGATGAGCTTGCACGTGAAGTAATCCGAGGCACTTGGGGTAACGGCAGCACACGAAAACAGCGTCTAACTCAAGCAGGATACGATTATGATACGGTACAAAAACGAGTAAACGAACTCTTGTAAAACAGTTTGAAACATGTAAAGCCCGAGGCTTGTTCCTACATTGGAGCAATCCTCGGGCTTTTTTTATTTTTGAAAACTTTTTTTAGAAAAACCGTCAGATTATCACCTTTCCCAAGGCTACCCCATAGAAGGGCACAAAGTCCTTTTAGAAAGGAGGCGGCACATGAAACAAAAACTTGTCGTAAGTGTTTCAAAAAAGCCTAAAGAAGATGGGCTTGCAAGTTGTAAACCTATCGGGCTGAGAGAAAAAATCATCCGATTCTTCCTCGGAAAGAAAGAAGACATCATGGTCTTTATTCCAAGTAACAGAATCGATGAAGTCGTGGTTCAAAACAAGAAAGGTGAATAAGAATGAACGAAAACACGGTAAAAAAGATAATTGGCGATCTTGAATCACTGATTGGTCACCTGAAAGAGATCACGGGTGAAACAACACATAAGACATTACCAAAACAAACGCCTGAAACTAAAAAGGTGAGTTTGGAGGATGTGCGAGCGGTTTTAGCAAAACTTAGCCAGCTGGGAAAGACAGCTGAGGTGAAGAAACTCATCGTAAAACATGGTGCGCAAAAGCTCTCGGATATCCCTGAAAGCGAGTATGCGAGCCTGTTGCATGAAGCGGAGGGAATTAAAGGTGACTAAGCATGCTTTACTTTCCCCATCTTCTGCTCACAGGTGGATTAAGTGTACTCCGAGTGCTGTTTTAGAAGAAAAGTTTGAAAACACTACTTCTGTGGCAGCTGAGGAAGGAACGGCGGCACACGCGTGGTGTGAGTACAAGCTAAATAAGCTTCTTAACCGTCCGTGCGAAAAACCGTCAACAGAGTATGACTCAAACGAGATGCAGGAATGCTCGGATGCTTACGTGGATTTCGTAATGGAAAAATACGAACAGGCAAAGCATGCTTGTGCTGATCCTATTCTTCTCATCGAGCAGAAGGTTGATTTTTCAGCTTACGTGCCGGACGGGTTTGGTACAGCGGACTGCATTATTGTAGGCGAAAAAACGCTGCAGGTTATCGACTTTAAGTACGGTCAAGGCGTGCTGGTGGACGCTTACGAGAATCCGCAGATGAAATGCTACGCTCTTGGAGCTTTAACGCTTTTCGACAGCTTGTACGAGATACAAAGCGTTGAGATGAGTATTTTTCAGCCAAGACGTGACAACGTATCCACTTTCACACTACCTGTCACGGATCTTATCTCTTGGGCTGAAAAAGTGCTTAAACCAAAAGCAGAGCTTGCTAACAAAGGCGAAGGCGAATTTGAAGCCGGAGACTGGTGCAGGTTTTGCAGAGCAAAAGCAGTATGCCGTAAACGAGCGGAAGAAAACCTTAAACTCGCAGAACTTGAGTTCAAACCGCCATCTGTTTTAACAGATAGTGAAATTGAAGAAATACTCACGCTTATCCCACAGTTAACAAAGTGGGCTGATGACGTTTTAGCGTACGCCACAGATTCCGCTATAAACCACGGTAAAGAGTGGAGCGGTTTCAAACTCGTAGAAGGACGTTCAGTTCGTAAGTTTAAGGATGAGACAGCGGTTATTGAGAAAGCGAAAGCCGCAGGCTTTACCGACATTTTCAAAACTAGTCTTATCGGTTTAACAGAAATGCAAAAGCTGATGGGCAAGAAAAAATTTGAGGATATTCTGGGCGACCTCGTTATAAAACCGTCCGGAAAACTTACGCTCGTACCGGACTCGGATAAGCGGGCAAAAGTCAATGTTTCAAACGCAAATAACGAATTCAAAAAGGAGAATTAGTACTATGTCTAAATTAAATAACACGAAGGTTATCACCGGTAAAAACACGCGTCTTTCCTATTTCAACGGTTGGGAGCCAAAGTCTATTAACGGCGGCCCTGAAAAATACAGTGTTTCACTGCTTATCCCTAAAGATGATGTTGAAACAGTAAACGCTATTGAGAAAGCTATTGATGCTGCGATTGAGGAAGGTGTCGGCAAGTTCGGCGGTAAAAAACCAAACAAGCAAGCAATTAAACTCCCGCTCAGGGACGGTGACATTGAGCGTGATGATGAAGCGTATAAAGGACACTATTTCATTAACGCAAACTCTACTACTCCTCCGCAGATTGTAGACAAGCAGGTAAAACCAATCATGGACCGCAGTGAAGTGTATTCAGGCTGCTATGCGAGAGTTTCCATCAACTTCTACGCTTTTAACTCTAACGGTAATAAGGGTGTTGCTTGCGGTCTTGGCAATATTCAAAAAATTCGAGACGGTGAGCCACTCGGCGGACGTAGCCTCGCAACCGATGATTTTACGACCTTAGAAGATGATGACTTTCTAGCATAAGGAGCATATGAAGATGATTAGCTGGTTTGTTGGAATATTTGCTGGCGTATTGCTTCTTGATTTCGTGGTAAGAAAACTTGTCAGTCTTTATATCGAAGTCAAAAACATGCTGAACAGAAAGTAAGAAAGCCAAGGAGGTGGCAGGTTTTCTGTCACCTCTTTTATTAACTTGGAGGTGATGTAATTTGGAAAATTTGAGTGTGGATTTGGAGACGTTTTCCTCCGTTGACCTTAAAAAATGTGGTGTTTACAAGTACGCAGAATCGGATAATTTTGAGATACTGCTTTTTGGCTACAGTGTGGACGGTAGTGAAGTTCAGGTCGTTGACTTAGCACAAGGTGAAACCATACCCGAGGTTGTGCTTTCCGCTTTAACAGATGAAACAGTAACCAAGTGGGCGTTTAACGCTCAGTTTGAAAGAGTCTGCCTATCACGCTACCTGCGAGATAAAGGCATCAATGTTAACCCTAGTCAGACAGTGAAAAGTGAAAGCTTGTTTTTAAACCCAAGATCCTGGCATTGCACAATGATCTGGTCAGCCACCCTGGGACTTCCCATGTCTTTGGAAAACGTGGGAACAGTATTGGGGCTTGATAAGCAGAAACTCACTGAAGGTAAGAATCTTATTAAATACTTCTGCCTACCGTGTAATCCTACGAAAGTAAACGGTGGAAGAACAAGAAACAAGTATTTTCACGATAAGGAAAAGTGGGAGCTGTTTAAATCGTATAACAAGCGTGATGTGGAAGTTGAGATGAGTATTCAAGAAAAACTCTCACGCTTTCCCGTGCCAGACTTTTTATGGCAGGAGTTTTATCTCGACCAAACCATAAACGACCGTGGGATAGAAATAGATCCTCTTTTCGTTAAATCAGCCATAAAACTCGACCAGGAGGTGAAAACGCATCTCATGAGTGAGCTTAAGCATATTACCGGTTTAGAAAACCCGAACTCCGTGTTACAAATGCGCTCCTGGCTTAAAGAGCATGGTCTTGAAATGGAGTCGCTTGGTAAAAAAGAAGTCGCTAAAGAGCTTAAAACAGTGGGTAAAGAGTTGGCGGAAGTTTTACAGCTTCGACAGCAGCTTGCCAAATCATCGGTGAAAAAGTATACGGCGATGAAAAACGCTGCCTGCATGGATGACCGGGAGCGTGGCATGTTTCGCTTCTATGGTGCAAATCGAACAGGAAGATTCGCAGGAAGGCTCGTGCAATTACAAAACCTACCACAAAACCATCTGCCTGATCTAGCTGAGGCTAGAAGTCTTGTTAAACAAGGAAATGTTGAAGCTTTGGAAATGCTTTATGAGGATATTCCGGATACCTTATCCCAGCTTATCCGCACCTCTTTTATCCCACGCACGGGATTTAAGTTTATTGTCGCAGACTTTTCAGCAATCGAAGCGAGAGTCCTTGCCTGGCTTGCAGGTGAAAAATGGCGTATGCGAGTATTCGCGGAAGGTAAAGACATCTACTGCTCGTCAGCATCTCAAATGTTTGGCGTACCTGTTGAAAAACACGGAGTAAACGGGCACCTGCGGCAGAAAGGTAAGATCGCGGAACTCGCTCTTGGATACGGCGGCTCTGTTGGAGCGTTAAAAGCCATGGGAGCACTCGACATGGGTCTTACCGAAGAGGAGCTTCAACCTCTTGTTGACGCGTGGAGATCATCTAACCCGATGGTGACAACACTGTGGTGGGACGTGGACAGAGCGGTAAAACAGTGTGTACACGAACACGCATCTGTTCGAACACACAACATCGTGTTCACTTACAAGAGTGGGTTTCTTATCATCAAACTGCCTTCGAAAAGATGCCTTTACTATGTAAAACCACGTGTGGAAGAAAACAAGTATGGTGGCGAATCAGTCACCTATGAGGGTGTTGGGTCTACTAAAAAATGGGAGCGGCTGGAAAGCTACGGGCCTAAATTCGTGGAAAACATTACGCAAGCTATAGCTCGTGACATTCTACTTTACGCCATGCAAACGCTGAAAGAATATCGAATCGTTGCTCACGTGCATGATGAAGCCATTATCGAAACCAATAAAAGCGTGAGTGTTCAAAGCGTGTGTGAGCTAATGGGAAGAACACCACCTTGGGCAGAAGGTTTACTTCTTAGAGCTGACGGCTACGAGTGCGAGTTTTACAAAAAAGATTAAAAAAACCGTCAGATTTTATTCTTTCCCAAGGCTACCTCATAGGAGGTGGCCTTTTTATGAATATGGAAGAACAACGCAAGGTCAAATTACTAAGAGATGAAGGTCTTAGCTATACGCAGATTGCAAACCGTATGGATATTTCCGTTAATACGATTAAAAGCTACTGCAAACGTAACAGCCTGGGCGTAATCCAGTCTATGAAAATACAGACGGCATTATGTGAATCTTGTTCAAAACCAATTAAGCAAAACAAAGGAAGAAAAGTTAAACGTTTCTGCTCTGACGCGTGTAGAAACACGTGGTGGAACAAGCATACACAGTTGGTAAAAAGACAGGCAAACTATGAGTGCACTTGTCTTAACTGCAAAAATTCTTTTATCTCTTACGGTAATAAAACCAGAAAATACTGCTGCCACGCCTGCTATATAGAACATCGTTTTGGAGGTGAGCATCATGCAAATAAGTAATGATGCTCACGGGCTAAAGGATGTTAAAGCCAGAGCTTGGACAAAAGAGAGTATGCAGGCGGATTTTCATTTTGAAATAGCCGAAAAACTTACCGCTTCACTCTTTAAAAAAGGGCTTATCAGCGAGCAAGAAAAAGAAAAAATAAGCCGTCTTAACAGGGAAAAATTTCACCCGTTTTACAAGGAATTATTGGGCTAAAAGCTTGATAAACACTGCTTTTAGAGTGATGAATAGTATTAGCTGAAAGTGAGGGGAAATAGTGAAAGAAATAATAAAAATAGACTCTACAATACGAAAAACTGGTTTTAAGAAAAAGACGCGGGTTGCAGCGTATGCGAGAGTTTCTACCGACAGTGATGAACAGCTTCTCAGTCTAGAAGTACAAAAGGAGCATTACGAAAACTATATTAAGTCTAATCCATGCTGGGAGTATGCGGGACTTTACTTTGACGAGGGTATTAGCGGCACGAAAATCGATAAGCGTGAAAGTCTTAAACAACTGCTTAAAGACTGTCAGAGCGGTCAGATAGACAGGATTATTACAAAGTCTATTAGTAGGCTTGCAAGAAACACGGTTGACTGTCTTGAAATAGTTAGAAAACTTACCGGTCTTGGTATTTATTTGTATTTTGAGAAAGAAAACATTGATACCGAGCATATGAGTTCAGAGCTCATGCTTTCTATCCTGAGTTCTATTGCGCAAAGCGAGTCAAGATCTATCTCGGAAAACAGCATGTGGGCAATTCAAAAAAGGTTCGAAAACGGAAGCTTCATCATTTCCTGCCCTGCGTATGGGTATAAAAACGAGAATAAGAAAATGATTATAGTTCCAGAGCAAGCCAGGGTAGTAAAAGAAATTTTCAACATGGCTCTTTCCGGCATGGGTGGAGAAGCAATAGCACGAGTATTGACCGATAAAAAGATTCCTGCGAAAAGAGGAGCTAAATGGTCTTCAACTACCGTGAATGCTATTTTGAACAATAAAACATACACAGGGGATGTGATTTTTCAGAAAACATTTACAGACGATAATTTTAACCGCCATAAAAACTGTGGCGAGAAAAAACAGTATGTTATTGAAAACCATCACGAGGCTATCATCAGTCATGAAACTTTTAATCTTGTAAAAGAGATTATCGCGTGGAGAAGAAATGAAAATAACATAGTATGTGGTAGTGGTAAGTACAATAAGCTTTATGCGTTTTCAGGTAAAATTCGTTGTGGTGAGTGTGGAAGCAAGTGTAAAAGACGAATAATTTATCAACATAATAAGGCGTATGGCATATGGGTTTGTATAACGCATCTTGAAGATATTCATGCTTGTTCACAAAAGTCTGTTATGGAAAGTTATCTTAAAATTTCCTTCCTGCAAATGTTAAACAAGTTAAAAGCAGGATACGTTCAAATATTAACGCCTTTCATAAAAAGCTTAAGAAACGTGAATAGTAAAGACGGTTTGAACAAGGTTATCGAACTCGAAGAAAAAATAGCTAAGCTGCAAGAACAAGAGCAAGTACTCAGTAAGCTTTTCGCCGGTGGTTACATTGAGATGGATTCCTACTATCTGGAAAGCAATCAGCTTAAAACGGAAATAGATACTTGTCTTAAGGAAAAACTTAAGCTTTCCAACAGTTTAAACGGTAACTTAACGCACTTAAACGAGGTGCAAAAACTTCAACGGTTCGTAAGCGTCACAGAAGTATTTAGCGAGTTTAAGGATGAGGATTTTCTGGATTTTGTAGACAATGTCGTAGTTAAAAGCAGAACAGAATTTATTTTTCATTTGAAATGCGGATTGGAATTAGAAGAAGAGGTGAAAGAAACATGGCACGCATCCCATATGGTTACAGAATAGTAGACGGTAAAGCGGTTATAGATGAAGTAAAAGCTCAAGAAGTAAGAGAGTTTTTTCGTTTCTATCTTGAATTTAAAAATATTTCTCAAGCTGCTAAAAAATCAGGTATAAAAAGGGATTGGCCAGTCACGGGCAAAATTCTTAGCAAGAAATTGTATTTAGGAACAGAGTTTTATCCTCAGATTATCGATGAGGATATGTTTAGACAAGTGCAACAAATAAGGCATGAGAATGCTATCAGGAATCATCGTTATAAAGAGCCTAAGCCAATAAAGGAAATTCGGCTTATTACAAGCTACCAGTTAGAAAAGGTAGAAAAGAAATATGATGATCCTTATCGTCAAGCAGTATACGCGTACAGTCAAATCAAGGAGGTGTAAAATGAGTGCCAACGTTATAATCATTCCACCAAGAAAAATAGCGGGGAATACGGTAGATAAGCATGAAGATAAGCCGAGGTTAAGAGTAGTAGCGTATTGTCGTGTTAGTACTGACAGTGAAGAACAGGCAACAAGTTATGATACGCAAGTTCAGCATTATACGGATTATATTTCAAGAAATCCTCTCTGGGAGTTTGCTGGCATTTACGCTGATGACGGTATTTCAGGAACTAGCACGAAAAAACGTGTCGGTTTCAACGACATGATCCACGATTGCATGAGTGGCAAAGTAGACATGGTTATCACTAAGTCGATTAGCCGTTTTGCGAGAAACACTATCGACTGTTTAAAGTTTGTTAGGCAGTTGAAAGACAAAAACATTCCGATTATTTTTGAAAAAGAAAACATCAACACCATGGAAGCAAGTGGAGAACTATTGCTTACTATCATGGCTTCTTTAGCTCAACAGGAATCCGCGTCGCTTTCTCAGAATGTGAAGCTTGGACTTAAGTTTCGCTACCAGGAAGGCAAAGTGCAAATCAACCATAACTGGTTTTTAGGATACACAAAAGACGATGAAGGAAATCTTGTAATTCTTGAACAGGAAGCAAAAGTCGTAAGAAGGATTTATAGAGAATATTTAGAAGGAGCAAGTCTTAGAGATATAGCGGAGGGCCTTGAAAAAGACGGTGTTAAAAACGGTGCAGGGCATTTAAAATGGAATTTATCTAATATTAAAGGCATCTTGCAAAACGAAAAATATATTGGTGATGCTCTTTTACAAAAAACCATCACGACAGATTTTATTAACCATGTTCGTATAAAAAATGATGGAACAGAACCACAGTATTATGTCAAAGATAGTCACACGCCTATTATTCCAAGAGATATTTTCTTTAAAGTTCAAGAAGAAATGTTAAGACGAGCCAACATGTTTAGTGGTGAGGAGAACAAAAAAAGAAGAGTTTATTCCAGCAAGTACGCTTTATCCAGCCTATGTGTTTGTTCTAAATGCGGGGATGTTTACAGAAGAATTGCTTGGAACAATCGAGGAGTGCATTCTGTTGTTTGGCGTTGTTGCACCAGAGTGGAAAATGGTCCTAGTGCTTGTGATGCTCCGACAGTACAAGAGAACGAACTGCAGTCTGCCATAGTGAAAGCCATAAACAAGGTGTTTAGTATATCGGATGAAGTATTGGATACGTTGAAGAATAATATTAGAGAAATTATCGCGGGCAATAATTTAAGTGAGATTGAAACGGTTGATAAAAGAATTGCAGATAAACAAGCGATACTACTAACCTTGCTTAAAGCTAAAAAAGACTACGCGAAAATAGCTGATGAGATTGATGAGCTTAAAGGTAAGAAACAGCAGCTTCTTATAGAAAAAGCAGGTCAAGAAGATGCTAAAAGACGAATCAGAGAAATGGAAGATTTTCTGAAAAGTGAGCGTCACGATATTAGTGAGTATGATGAGAAGCTGGTAAGAAAGTACATCAAGAAAATAAAAGTTTACGAGGACAGGTTCAGCGTAATTTTTAAATCAGAGATTAGTGTTGATGTTGAAAGGGCATCGTAAAAGTCAAAAGAATGTGAGCATTTGAAATGTTACAAAACTCAGCCTAGGGGGAATCCTCTCTAGGCTGCTTTTTGTTTTTATGCTCAAAAACCAAGCTATTAAGCCAATCTTAAACCTTTTAACGATAGCTTTTTCTATCGTTAAAAAGTGCACCCACTATCAATAGTGTGCACTCAAAAAAGTGTAGCTATACTTGGAGTTCTCTCAATCCACGTCGAGAGTGTTGTATTGATGTCAAAGGCTGATTAGGTGGGTGCAAGTTTGCCCTTGTGTAGCAGGGGTTAGCGAGGGCTATCGTTAAAAGGTTTAATGCGAAGCGGCTTTAAGCTGGGTTCTCGCGGTTTTTGAGCGTGATTTTGCTGTATGAGGGAACATGTCGACGCTTTAGGGTCGAGCGCACAGGATGTTAACGTTAAAAAGTGCACCCACTTTGCACCCAGCTGGTGAAGTGGGGAATGTCAATCAACGTTGAAGCTCTAACCCTGCTATCGCGCGATTAGCAAAGCTAATCGATGCGAAGCAGAGGTAGGTCTCATGTCAAGAATCTCCAAGAGAAGCGACCGAATAGGAAGCTTCGATTGGAAAGATTCGACGGCGGAGGCTCTAGTATTGATGACAAGAATAAATTAGAGTTTGTGGAGGACTGGATTGAATATAAAAGTAAAAGAAATTGAGAATAAACTAGAAAAGGAATCTGTATCGAGAGAAGTATTGTATGATCTTCAAGAATGGTTTGGAATGCCAGAAAGTACAGAAGAATATATTCAAGATTCACAGGAAAAGCCTTTTCTTGCTTGTTATATTAATGATAAACTTGTTGGGTTTATTGTGTTAAACGCAACCAGCAAGGATTGTGCAGAGATTTTTGTGATGGGTATAAAAAAGAAATTCCATAGAATGGGAGTTGGCTCGGTACTTAACAAAGCATACGAAGCTATGGCAAGGAAGATGGGTTACACATACTCACAGGTAAAAACTGTTCAGATGGGACACTACAAAGAATATGATATTACAAATCATTTTTATATCGCGATGGGATATAAAGAATTGGAATGTTTTCCAACTTTATGGGATGAGTGGAATCCGTGTCAAATATATATTAAATATCTAGGAGTGTGAGAACTCTAAGTTTATTTGCTTGAAACCTTTTAACGATAGGCAGAGATAATTGTTAAAAGGTTCATGGATATGTTTCTGCATACGAACATGTCGATAAGACATACCTAGTGTTTACTCGTTTAATGTGAAAGCTGCGGCGGAGGCTCTAGTATTGATGACAAACGAATAGAAAAAAAGAGAATTGAGGGAAAGTGTATGTTAGAAAGTAGACCTGAATTTAAAGATATAAAATCATTTGAAGAATTCAACAAATATTATTGGTATCGAGAGGAGTTATCAAAAGTTTGTAAGTCTCTTGGATTAGAATATAGAGGAACAAAAAAGGAACTGAATTATATTATAGAAGAATATTTTAAGGGAAATAAAATAAAAAAATCTTCAAGGAATAAAAATAAAAAGATAACTGATAATATAACATTAAATACTCCATTACTAGAATGTGGATTTTCATTCAATCAAAAATTTAGAGACTATTTTTCAGAGCAAACTGGAATTAAGCCATTTAAATTTAATGCGAATATGGCAGAAGCTTGGCGAAAAGTAAAAAGAAAGAACGACAAAAATTTTACAATTAAAAATATGCTTGATGTATATAATGGAGACTCTGATTACGCAAAATATGATAATACTACTAACCAATGGAACCAGTTTGTAAAAGATTTTAACTTAGATGAACGTAGTGATAAATTTTCTAATAAGATGAAAGTTGCTGCAATTCTTTGGAACGAAGTGAGAGAATCTAACCAAAGTAAAGTATATTCAAAAGAGCTTTTAAGCAAATATGCAGATAAAATAAAAGGATATTGTAAATGAGTAAATTCTACATTATATAATGTGCATTATATATCAAAAATATAAAACTAGATATGTTTCCAAATACGTACTAGTATAAAAAACCTATGATATGTTTACCAATACGAGGAAAACATTAAAAAAAGTCAATGATATGTTCGCGAAAACGAAAAAATGAACTTTTTATCCATAGTGTTGACTCCAGGCAACTGGCGACAATGAGTTTAATGTAACCTACAGTGTAGACCAGCTCATTACAGAGGGAGAAAATACAAAGACCGTCCACTCTGCTTATATAGTGAGTGTCTATGTAGATGGTTCTGGAAATATGGTACTGGTTAAGAATCCGACCATTACCAACATACCTAAGAAATCAAGTTATAAACCAAAAGCCATTGAAAGTGAGGGGACGGTTGATTCCATTACAACCAATGAAATCAATGAGTTTTTAACGACGTTCTTCAAGCTCTATCCTACAGCGACAGCCAGTGAACTTTCCTACTATGTGAATGACGGGATATTAAAACCAATCGGAAAAGAGTACATCTTTCAAGAATTGGTAAATCCTATTTATAATCGCAAGGATAATCAAGTCACGGTATCACTGGCAGTAAAGTATCTCGACCAGCAGACCAAAGCAACGCAAGTATCTCAATTTGATTTGGTGCTAGAAAAGGTAGGAAATAACTGGAAGATTATAAAATAACTTTTAGTACATGGTTATAGCTATTTGTAACTGCTATTTTGTAACCACGTTCTCCTTTGACAAAAAATCGGATATATCTTTACAAATGTACTCTTATGTGCTAATATTAATGTAAGTATATAAAAGGAGTTAATAAATATGCGGCAAGGTATTCTTAAATAAACTGTCAATTTGATAGTGGGAACAAATAATTGGATGTCCTTTTTTAGGAGGGCTTAGTTTTTTGTACCCAGTTTAAGAATACCTTTATCATGTGATTCTAAAGTATCCAGAGAATATCTGTATGCTTTGTATACCTATGGTTATGCATAAAAATCCCAGTGATAAAAGTATTTATCACTGGGATTTTTATGCCCTTTTGGGTTTTTGAATGGAGGAAAATCACATGAAAATTATTAATATTGGAGTTTTAGCTCATGTTGATGCAGGAAAAACTACCTTAACAGAAAGCTTATTATATAACAGTGGAGCGATTACAGAATTAGGAAGCGTGGACAAAGGTACAACGAGGACGGATAATACGCTTTTAGAACGTCAGAGAGGAATTACAATTCAGACAGGAATAACCTCTTTTCAGTGGGAAAATACGAAGGTGAACATCATAGACACGCCAGGACATATGGATTTCTTAGCAGAAGTATATCGTTCATTATCAGTTTTAGATGGGGCAATTCTACTGATTTCTGCAAAAGATGGCGTACAAGCACAAACTCGTATATTATTTCATGCACTTAGGAAAATGGGGATTCCCACAATCTTTTTTATCAATAAGATTGACCAAAATGGAATTGATTTATCAACGGTTTATCAGGATATTAAAGAGAAACTTTCTGCCGAAATTGTAATCAAACAGAAGGTAGAACTGTATCCTAATATGTGTGTGACGAACTTTACCGAATCTGAACAATGGGATACGGTAATAGAGGGAAACGATGACCTTTTAGAGAAATATATGTCCGGTAAATCATTAGAAGCATTGGAACTCGAACAAGAGGAAAGCATAAGATTTCAGAATTGTTCCCTGTTCCCTGTTTATCACGGAAGTGCAAAAAACAATATAGGGATTGATAACCTTATAGAAGTGATTACGAATAAATTTTATTCATCAACACATCGAGGTCAGTCTGAACTTTGCGGAAAAGTTTTCAAAATTGAGTATTCGGAAAAAAGACAGCGTCTTGCATATATACGTCTTTATAGTGGCGTACTGCATTTGCGAGATTCGGTTAGAATATCGGAAAAGGAAAAAATAAAAGTTACAGAAATGTATACTTCAATAAATGGTGAATTATGTAAAATCGATAAGGCTTATTCTGGAGAAATTGTTATTTTGCAAAATGAGTTTTTGAAGTTAAATAGTGTTCTTGGAGATACAAAACTATTGCCACAGAGAAAAAAGATTGAAAATCCGCACCCTCTACTACAAACAACTGTTGAACCGAGTAAACCTGAACAGAGAGAAATGTTGCTTGATGCCCTTTTGGAAATCTCAGATAGTGATCCGCTTCTACGATATTACGTGGATTCTACGACACATGAAATTATACTTTCTTTCTTAGGGAAAGTACAAATGGAAGTGATTAGTGCACTGTTGCAAGAAAAGTATCATGTGGAGATAGAACTAAAAGAGCCTACAGTCATTTATATGGAGAGACCGTTAAAAAATGCAGAATATACCATTCACATCGAAGTGCCGCCAAATCCTTTCTGGGCTTCCATTGGTCTATCTGTAGCACCGCTTCCATTAGGGAGCGGAGTACAGTATGAGAGCTCGGTTTCTCTTGGATACTTAAATCAATCGTTTCAAACTGCAGTTATGGAGGGGATACGCTATGGCTGTGAACAAGGATTGTATGGTTGGAATGTGACGGACTGTAAAATCTGTTTTAAGTATGGCTTATACTATAGCCCTGTTAGTACCCCAGCAGATTTTCGGATGCTTGCTCCTATTGTATTGGAACAAGTCTTAAAAAAAGCTGGAACAGAATTGTTAGAGCCATATCTTAGTTTTAAAATTTATGCGCCACAGGAATATCTTTCACGAGCATACAACGATGCTCCTAAATATTGTGCGAACATCGTAGACACTCAATTGAAAAATAATGAGGTCATTCTTAGTGGAGAAATCCCTGCTCGGTGTATTCAAGAATATCGTAGTGATTTAACTTTCTTTACAAATGGACGTAGTGTTTGTTTAACAGAGTTAAAAGGGTACCATGTTACTACCGGTGAACCTGTTTGCCAGCCCCGTCGTCCAAATAGTCGGATAGATAAAGTACGATATATGTTCAATAAAATAACTTAGTGTATTTTATGTTGTTATATAAATATGGTTTCTTGTTAAATAAGATGAAATATTTTTTAATAAAGATTTGAATTAAAGTGTAAAGGAGGAGATAGTTATTATAAACTACAAGTGGATATTGTGTCCTGTATGTGGAAATAAAACACGATTAAAGATAAGGGAAGATACTGAATTAAAAAAATTCCCCCTCTATTGTCCGAAATGCAGACAAGAAAATTTAATTGAAATAAAGCAGTTCAAAGTAACTGTGATTACAGAGCCAGACGCAAAGACGCAGAGCCGATAAAATGAGATTAATACAATCTCATTTTATCGGCTCTTTCCGTTATGTATGGATTCTTTTAATTAGTCTTCGATGTTTCTTGCTTCGTTGATACCGCTGGCTAAAGAAATACTGAATTTAAAACTTAGTTTATATGTGGTAAAATGTTTTAATCAAGTTTAGTAGGAATTAATTATGAAGTGTAATGAATGTAACAGGGTTCAATACAACCAAATTTTAATTTGGCTTTGCATTTTATCTTTTTTTAGCGTATTAAATGAAATGGTTTTGAACGTCTCATTACCTGATATTGCAAATGATTTTAATAAACCACCTGCGAGTACAAACTGGGTGAACACAGCCTTTATGTTAACCTTTTCCATTGGAACAGCTGTATATGGAAAGCTATCTGATCAATTAGGCATCAAAAGGTTACTCCTATTTGGAATTATAATAAATTGTTTCGGGTCGGTAATTGGGTTTGTTGGCCATTCTTTCTTTTCCTTACTTATTATGGCTCGTTTTATTCAAGGGGCTGGTGCAGCTGCATTTCCAGCACTCGTAATGGTTGTAGTTGCGCGCTATATTCCAAAGGAAAATAGGGGTAAAGCATTTGGTCTTATTGGATCGATAGTAGCCATGGGAGAAGGAGTCGGTCCAGCGATTGGTGGAATGATAGCCCATTATATTCATTGGTCCTATCTTCTACTCATTCCTATGATAACAATTATCACTGTTCCGTTTCTTATGAAATTATTAAAGAAAGAAGTAAGGATAAAAGGTCATTTTGATATCAAAGGAATTATACTAATGTCTGTAGGCATTGTATTTTTTATGTTGTTTACAACATCATATAGCATTTCTTTTCTTATCGTTAGCGTGCTGTCATTCCTGATATTTGTAAAACATATCAGGAAAGTAACAGATCCTTTTGTTGATCCCGGATTAGGGAAAAATATACCTTTTATGATTGGAGTTCTTTGTGGGGGAATTATATTTGGAACAGTAGCAGGGTTTGTCTCTATGGTTCCTTATATGATGAAAGATGTTCACCAGCTAAGTACTGCCGAAATCGGAAGTGTAATTATTTTCCCTGGAACAATGAGTGTCATTATTTTCGGCTACATTGGTGGGATACTTGTTGATAGAAGAGGTCCTTTATACGTGTTAAACATCGGAGTTACATTTCTTTCTGTTAGCTTTTTAACTGCTTCCTTTCTTTTAGAAACAACATCATGGTTCATGACAATTATAATCGTATTTGTTTTAGGTGGGCTTTCGTTCACCAAAACAGTTATATCAACAATTGTTTCAAGTAGCTTGAAACAGCAGGAAGCTGGTGCTGGAATGAGTTTGCTTAACTTTACCAGCTTTTTATCAGAGGGAACAGGTATTGCAATTGTAGGTGGTTTATTATCCATACCCTTACTTGATCAAAGGTTGTTACCTATGGAAGTTGATCAGTCAACTTATCTGTATAGTAATTTGTTATTACTTTTTTCAGGAATCATTGTCATTAGTTGGCTGGTTACCTTGAATGTATATAAACATTCTCAAAGGGATTTCTAAATCGTTAAGGGATCAACTTTGGGAGAGAGTTCAAAATTGATCCTTTTTTTATAACAGGAATTCAAATCTTTTTGTTCCATTAAAGGGCGCGATTGCTGAATAAAAGATACGAGAGACCTCTCTTGTATCTTTTTTATTTTGAGTGGTTTTGTCCGTTACACTAGAAAACCGAAAGACAATAAAAATTTTATTCTTGCTGAGTCTGGCTTTCGGTAAGCTAGACAAAACGGACAAAATAAAAATTGGCAAGGGTTTAAAGGTGGAGATTTTTTGAGTGATCTTCTCAAAAAATACTACCTGTCCCTTGCTGATTTTTAAACGAGCACGAGAGCAAAACCCCCCTTTGCTGAGGTGGCAGAGGGCAGGTTTTTTTGTTTCTTTTTTCTCGTAAAAAAAAGAAAGGTCTTAAAGGTAAGAACTTGTATGCTGGGGTGTTGCCCTTTATTTTCAATATTAGTTAAGTACCGTGGGTCAATTTCAATCAATGCTCCCACTTGTTCACGAGTTAAACCTCGTTTCAATCGAGCTTCTTTAATGGCTAAACCAAAGGCTCTAAAATCATATTTATCTTCTTTTTTACGCATAGTAGACCACCTCTATACATTTTATTGTTCCTACTGAATTAAAAACAGGTATAGAAAAACGTGTTATATGGTTTATAGGTTTATATTTAATAAAAAGCACTACTAAACGCCAATAAAAAAAAACCGTTATATGGTAGTGCTATTTACGCTGTTAAAATATTGTATATTACTTCCAAATGGCGGTTTGTTGGAGGTCAACGTCGCCATGAAGTACATCATATACAATAAATTTCCTTACATTGGGTTCTTGTCAAAAAAAGTCGTCTATCTGCAATAGATAAGTACGTCCACCAATGTGGTTTTATAAATCATATAGATAGAATAACAGAAGCATGTAAACAGAGAAATAAATCTGTTTATATGCTTTTTTGGCTATTCAGAACTTTTTTACAAAGTTTATTTATCAGTAATGCAACAAATCCCCCTTTCACATTGGGACTAAGAGTGAAAGGAGATAAACGAGCAAGGCTCACTTCCTTTCCTAGACAGAAAGGGGGTGAGAAACATGAAACCATCTTCTTTTCAGACCACAATAGAAAATCAGTTTGACTATATCTGTAAACGTGCTATGGAAGACGAGCGAAAGAATTATATGCTTTATCTTTCAAGGATTGCAAAGCGTGAGGTGTCCTTTTCGGATGTTGGCGATTATCTTGTTAGCCAGTTTGCGACAACAGATAACTATTCAACTGACTTTCAGATTTTTACACTCAATGGGTTATCAGTAGGCGTTGAAAATGATTTGTTGAGTGAAGCATTACGTGAGTTGCCAGACAAGAAACGTGAAATTCTACTGCTGTTTTACTTTATGGACATGAGCGATTCAGAAATTGCAGACCTGTTGAATCAGAAATTGCAGACCTGTTGAAATTGAACCGTTCTACTGTCTATCGGCATAGAACCAGTGGACTAGCCTTAATTAAAAAGTTTATGGAGGAATTTGAAGAATGAAAACACAATATCCTATGATTCCCTTTCCTCTCATTGTAAAGGCAACAGATGGCGATACCGAAGCGATTAACCAGATTCTACATCATTACAGAGGGTACATAACGAAGCGTTCCCTACGACTTATGAAAGATGAATATGGCAATCAAAGTATGGTCGTTGATGAAGTCTTACGTGGAAGAATGGAAACCAGACTGATTACAAAGATTTTGTCATTTGAAATTAAGTAATATCCTCTCTCCTTTCGTGGAAGCGTGCTAAACCATTCCACGCTTCCCGAACAGGGAGGTTTGTTATTCCACCAAAGCATATTGAGCTTTCAATGTGTTTTGATAGGCTAACGAGCCATTGTTCTTTGAAAACTGAATAAAAGTAATCGAATACGTTTCGATAAGAAAAGAGCCAACGGAACTAACCGCCATGACCTATCTTATAAAGATAGCGAGCGATTCATGTTAGTGATCCGAGAAGCAATCTTTAGCAGGATTGCCTGCAACGACATTCTTATCGTGATAATGATACTCCCATACAGTCAATAGTCCGAGCGTGATAAAACCGTCGCAGGCAATGAGTATGGCTACATGAGAACCATGCAGGGGTGGAACTCCCGTGAGCTTTGCTAAAGCTGTTCGATTGCTGGTAAAACAACTTTTATGAAATCCAAATAAGTGATTTGGAAAGGAGGATTTTATGAAGCAGACTGACATTCCTATTTGGGAACGTTATACCCTAACCATTGAAGAAGCGTCAAAATATTTTCGTATTGGCGAAAACAAGCTACGACGCTTGGCAGAGGAAAATAAAAATGCAAATTGGCTGATTATGAATGGCAATCGTATTCAGATTAAACGAAAACAATTTGAAAAAATTATAGATACATTGGACGCAATCTAGCGTCGCCAAAGGGTCTTGTATATGATAAAATAGTATTAAGTCGTATCAAGGCTCTTTCCATAAAGGAAAGGAGCAAATGCCATGTCAGAAAAAAGACGTGACAATAAAGGTCGAATCTTAAAGACTGGAGAGAGCCAACGAAAAGACGGAAGATACTTATACAAATATATAGATTCATTTGGAGAACCGCAATTTGTTTACTCGTGGAAACTTGTGGCTACAGACCGAGTACCAGCAGGAAAGCGTGATTGTATCTCACTTAGAGAGAAAATCGCAGAGTTACAGAAAGACATTCATGATGGTATTGATGTTGTAGGAAAGAAAATGACACTCTGCCAGCTTTACGCAAAACAGAACGCTCAAAGACCAAAGGTTAGAAAAAACACTGAAACTGGACGCAAATATCTTATGGATATTTTGAAGAAAGACAAGTTAGGTGTAAGAAGTATTGACAGTATTAAGCCATCAGACGCTAAAGAATGGGCTATTAGAATGAGTGAAAATGGTTATGCTTATCAAACCATCAATAACTACAAACGTTCTTTAAAGGCTTCATTCTATATTGCTATACAAGATGATTGTGTTCGGAAGAATCCATTTGACTTTCAACTGAAAGCAGTTCTTGATGATGATACTGTCCCTAAGACCGTACTAACAGAAGAACAGGAAGAAAAACTGTTAGCCTTTGCAAAAGCTGATAAAACCTACAGCAAAAATTATGATGAAATTCTGATACTCTTAAAAACAGGTCTTCGTATTTCAGAGTTTGGTGGTTTGATACTTCCAGATTTAGATTTTGAGAATCGTCTTGTCAATATAGACCATCAGCTATTGAGAGATACTGAAATTGGGTACTACATTGAAACACCAAAGACCAAAAGTGGCGAACGTCAAGTTCCTATGGTTGAAGAAGCCTATCAAGCATTTAAGCGAGTGTTAGCGAATCGAAAGAATGATAAGCGTGTTGAGATTGATGGATATAGTGATTTCCTCTTTCTTAATAGAAAGAACTATCCAAAAGTGGCAAGTGATTACAACGGCATGATGAAAGGTCTTGTTAAGAAATACAATAAGTATAACGAGGATAAATTGCCACACATCACTCCACATAGTTTGCGACATACATTCTGTACCAACTATGCAAATGCAGGAATGAATCCAAAGGCATTACAGTACATTATGGGACATGCTAATATAGCCATGACGCTGAACTATTACGCACATGCAACATTCGATTCTGCAATGGCAGAAATGAAACGCTTGAATAAAGAGAAGCAACAGGAGCGTCTTGTTGCTTAGTAGTACAAATGAATTTACTACTTATTTACCACTTCTGACAGCTAAGACATGAGGAAATATGCAAAGAAACGTGAAGTATCTTCCTACAGTAAAAATACTCGAAAGCACATAGAATAAGGCTTTACGAGCATTTAAGAAAATATAAAAAGATAATTAGAAATTTATACTTTGTTTAAAATAAAAACAAAAGGACAGCCGAGAATAATTAGCCGTATTCATATTAGAAAAATGCAGGATAAAAAAGCACTATTTTTGATGAATTATAAGAACTGGACAGATGATGGAACTCCTGAGCCTG